TAAAATACCAGCAGTTAGATTAGAATTTTGTGTTATTTTATAAATGTGGTTTCATAATTTTTTTTCTTCTTGTTCACTAACATCAGGTATAATATCAACATTTAATTCTTTTTTTCAATCAATATTTTTATAATTTTCAGTAAATCATTTAGCGGTTTCTTCATCTGGCATTCTAACATAATTTTCATTATCTAATGCAGATTCCATACCCGCATTAAATTTATAAGGAGGTTTAGTAAAGTCAACTAATTCATTATCTATTTCTTGTATTTCTGGATATACAAAAAATCCTGTATTATCGTTTCCATATGCCATTTTATGTGTAGAAAATGTTTTTCCATTATCTTCTCAATTAGGAATCCCATATTTCTTATCTAACTTATCTAGACGATACGTAAATGGCGCATCGGAATTAAATATTAATGAAATCAAATCTTTTGGATCTGGCATTCTATTTAATATTTTTTGTTATTCCACTTTTATCTTCAGTATCTTTTATCAAAGCTATGGATAATAACTTACCAGCTTTAATCATTGCTTCTTCAGTTCCCTCTTTATATAATTGTTCGAGTTGTTCTGTTAGCTCTTTATTTAGTATTAATTCACCGCCTTCTATTTCTGCGTGTTGTATAATATTACCATCAGAATATGAAATGACAGGAATACCTTTTTTAGTAATACATCCTTTTAAATTTGAGTTAGTATTTTCTAAATTATTTTTTCGTGCATGTAACGAACCTTCAACAATTATGTTTAGTTTACCTCCAGTTTTATATATTGGTAAATTCGTTGTTAAATTTAATAGTATTTCTCTAGCTTTTTCTAACACTGGTATCTTCATTCCTGTTTTTCCTACTAGCATCCTATTTGGATTTAAACCTTGAAAACGTATATAGTTTTGACTAGCTAAATCACTTCCATAAGTGTTTTGTTTTCTTAATTTATTTTCAGTAGATACGTCTGTAATTAATTCATTATATCTATTAGCTTGATCAATAAATCTATTTGCTTTTCTTTTTCCAAATAAAAAACGTTTATTTCCCAAGTTTTGAGCTGCATCGATATCTCCAGCAGATCCACCATATGCTCCTCGCATATCGTCTATCTCTCCAGACTTATATGACTTATGTGTTTTACCCGCCATAAATCCACTAAGCGCTCCAACAACAGGAATTGACATAAGAGTATTATTTAATCCTGCACTACTAACCCCCGCTCTAGATGCTGCAACATTATCCATTTTATCTAATTGTAATCCTGCAATCGCACCTATTGTATTTAAACCACTATCTATAAGGTTAATGCCAACTCCAACAGGCCCAGCTAAAGATAACATTGATTTCATAGATGATTTCATTGCTTTTTGACTAGCATCTAAATTATTAGGGACTACACTATCTAGAACAGATGTAGCAGTAGTTAATCCATTAATGTTTCCTAAATTATTTCACTTAAAAGAATTTCTAGGAATAACTGAGTTAGAAACTCCAGAAGTAATTGAAGATAATGATTTTATAGAAGGAGCATTAAATTTTAAACTCGGAAGCTGTCCTCCCATTAAAGAAGCAACTGTATTTAATTGTTGTGCGTCATCCATTTTATGAATAACTTAATGTCATTAAAGTTTTTAATCCTGTAATAATAGCTAACTGTTTTCCTGAATATTTAACTCTTACTTTTAAAAACTTATCTCTAATTCTAGTTGATTGTATATCACTTTCAGTAGGAACATTCTCTTGAAGTTTAATATCCTCTTTATACAAAATAGGTTTAATAACAAGATGTCAAGAATCCTCTCGATATTGAATATTACCTTTGACTCTTCCGTATTTAACTATATTTTTAGCTTCTTGAGGAATAATTAAACTATATTGATTTAATATTGGATCTCAATTAACTTTAACATTTCATTGTACATCTTGATTATATATATTGAAGTTTTGAGAACGTTTATAACTCTTATTTGTGTCTCGGATAGGACGTCAAGGGTTATCGTCTCCCCAAATATAGTTATTTTTATCAGCAATACTATTTGCAAAAGTATCTGCCTTATATATCCCTACCTTATTAAAATCATAAGCGTCTCCAATTATTTCAAATTCAAAAGATTCAGGTTCGGCATTATTTGAAATAATCACAAGATTATTAAATATCTTGTGCAATCCTGTTAAATTATTTACTACAAATTCAAATTCAAATGGGTGCTGTCTATTATATCATTTAGTTGGAGATATTTGATTATCTAAATCTTCATCAAAGTAGTTTATATCATCAAATATTCCAGCTCTACCATGAACAAAGAAATAATTAGACAAAAATTGATCATAATCATCTTGTTCTATACTTTCTAATTCAGACCGATTAACAATAACTGCTATGTTTTGAGTAACTGTAGAACCTCAAATATCAAATTCACTTGATTGTGTTTTAACAATTGGAAATACAGTTATATTAAATACCAAATCAAAATATTTGAAACGCATACTTCCAGATGAAGTTTGTTCTTGCATTGCAGAAAGTTGAATCTTTAATTTTGTTATATTGTTTTCATCTATTGATAATACATAACCATTGTATGTTTTATCATATTTAACTACGTTATCGCCAAAAATTTTTATTAATTCTGCAGGAACTTCATCTGAAGCCTTTTGATAATCATATTCTCAAATAATTTTAGGGTACTGCTCATCTACATTATTTGGAATAGAATAAGTTGTTATAGAGTTGATACGGTATCGATATTCCGAGAATAGCTTAGAGTTATAATTAATTGTTGTTTCGAAGTTTGTTCAGCCTGTTTCTTTCTTTTTTCAGACAGCTTCTGCTAGATTTATACCTGATACTTGACTACTTGCATATACTGTTCCTATTAATTTAGCTCTATCTCTGTCTAATGAATAAAATATATTATTTATATTTGCAGAATATAATGGAGTTCAAGTATAACTAGTAATTCATTTATCTAAACGCTCATTATAACACAACGACCAAGTTTTATTACTGTTATAGAAAGTAAACATAACATCACCTTTATACATATTAAAATGTGTTTTAATGTTGCGTGCTCCAATAATTGGATATTTTTCACTTTCCTTTAGATCAATATTGTCATTTAAAAAGCGTTGTACTTTAAAATCTGAAAGTAATTCTAAACCTTTATTTTCACTAAATCGCCATATTTTTTTTGCATAAGCGTCTACTCCATAAACACCTAATGGAGTACGAACTATTGATTCTTTTCATGTACTTCCAAAATCAGGGGAAATCAAAGTAATTTGATTTTGTATTACTCCTGCTCCATACATATGAATTGGTTGCCCTGTATTTGTTGCTATTAAAGCCTTTTCATTAATTGGAATTATTCCAAGTCCGTGTTCAAATACACAAAATAAATTGACTCCTCAGGGTAATAATTTTACAATTGCACCATATTGTCTATCTAAGTCCTTATAAGATAATCCTTGAAATATTCTATATGCGTTTTGAAAACTATCTTCAACTTGTACATTACTGAACATAATTCTAGTATCAAAAAGTTCTTTAATATAAGGAATATCTGGCACAATTTGATAACGTTTAGCACTTAAAGAAACATTATATCCTTCGTTAAGTATAAAACTTTCAGGAATTTTGCCTGACGAAAAAGTATTAGTACTTTTAAGAGGATAAAAACTTCTATCATTTCCCATTAATGCTGCTTCTTCGGTATGAGTGCTATCCTCTGATCTTAGTCCTAAATTATAATTAGATAATACTTTAAAAGTAATTCAAGAACCAATTGGAACAGTATTGACATCTGCTCGGTTAATATCACCTCAAGATTCTTTAGACATTGAAGTAGTTCCACTATAGTGATCTCGTCATGTATTCGGATCTAAAATCATTTCTGTTACAGGAGCATCAGAATCAATAAAGTTACGTTGTAAACGTAATGTGACAGTATTAGTAAAACAATCTCCTCTATAAACATCAACAACATAATCTTCTTTAGAATCTAAATTTAATTGGTATCTATCACTAACTGCATAATATGCTGATTGATCGTTTGCTCGGATACCAAAATATTGTTCTATAAAAACACTAGAATAATTACTAATACGAATATTATAAATACAATTGTCATCTAATTGCCCATTTGTTGCTAAAAATGGGCAATAATTACCTCTTACTAATTTTCTATAATCTCCTGTATAGGTTTTCGATTCAACAAAATTAAATTGAGAGACGTCCTCTGCTGATCCAGCTCTTGTTGAGAATCCCTTTTGATCAATAAATTTTAAAGGTACATCGTCTCCAACATATAGCAATTTAGCTTTATAATAATTTGCAGTGTCAAATGCTTCATTCGAAGTTTCTGTTCAACTATACATTCGTCTATTTCTACTAATTTTTCCACTCTTACTTTTAGATATAACATACTCCATTCCATTAAAATTAGATTGTAAGAGTGGACTAACGTTTGCATCTAAACATAGAAGCGCGGATGAGCCCTTTCGTTCAGCTGTAATGATCCTATCTTCAAAAGTAGTAGTTAATACTCCAGAGTTTTGAGACAAGAAACTTTCAGTTTCGTATAGATTGTCATTGGAATTATTATATATTAGAGGTACATAACCTACTGCATCAATGCCGATACTCAAGCCTTGAGCTAATATTGTTGGAATACGCTTTTGTCTTACAAAGAAATATCCTTTTATTTGATATTCTGATAATTTTTGTCTTATTTCGGAACTAATAGTAAATTTCAGATATAATGGCTTAACCGCTTGTTTATCTATAATAGATACATTTGGCATCTGAAACACACCTTTAGTATTAGCTAAATTACTCTCCCCAATAAATAAATCTAATGGTAAATAATTAAGTATTTTTTCATTTTTGTTGCCTGTATCTACCATTAAATCTCCATATTTGCCGTTTGTATTAATATTAGTAGCGTTAAGTTCTGGAAATGCAACTCCGCGTAAATTGTATACAGGAGATAAAGAATCATCATTCATAATATATACTATACCAAAACGATAGATTTCAGTGGGTCAATATCCAAGATAATAGTATATATTTAAGGGATTATAATATTCATTTTGTGTAATTCCGTTTGTATTAAGCTGTGCATAGTTATTATCTACATATCCTATTTGATATTCTTTGTTATCAGACTGTGTACATGTTGCTTCTATATAATAACTAATAGCTTGTAAATCTCTATGATTTAATTGTATACCATTAACATTACCAAAAAACAACATGTTTTGAACCTGAGCTTGAGTTTTAACTGCTGTAACTAAATTATATTTAATATTTAATTGTTCTTCATCAATTTCATTTACATTTTCAAATCCGTTAAAAGAAATTGTAACTTTATTATCAATAATATCATATGGTTGAATTACTTCATAAGTTTTTGAATATTTGATTCCATTTATATCACTTGTTGTTCTAGTATAATATAAGTATAATTTCGAAAAAGTTGTATCTATATTATATAATTCAAGTTCAATTGATTTATCAGTTAATTCTTCAGCTAATGCTCCAGATATAGTAGAAATATTTGTTAAAGTTCCATGAAAAATTGGAATAGAACCAGACTCAGCTACTATATCTGTTTTATTATAATCATTATCAGCAAGTTTAATATAAAATATATAATTACCTGCTTTTAATTGACCATAATAATTAACTGCTTTTAATTGTATATTAGGAATTGTTCGAATGTTTCTAAACAATCTAGTTTCTTCATCAATGTTATTTAAATCATATAAATTAGTTTGATTAACCTGATTCCTATTAATAATTTTATATCGATTATCTTCAATAACACTATATCTTGTATTAATAATTCTTGGAGGATTTTTATCATCGTTAATAATTAAGTTGACTGATCCATCGTACGATGGTTGGCATTCTATATCAACAGGATTATTTAAGTCAACTCCTAATTCAGAGGCAGGAACAGTAAAATCTTTAATCTCACTTAAGGATTTATTATAGTTTTCAATAGTAACTAGAGTATCCTTTTTTTCAATTATATTGTGAAGCGGATTATATTCGTGTGCTAAATCTCCCTCTGATCTATATTGTATTGTTTGAATTCCTATTTTAGCCATTAGTTTCTTCTAAATAAGGTAATGTTAGACCACTTACTATTGCGTTTCAACAACCTCTACTACGATCGTTGTTTATTCAAAATGCAGTTTCTCCTTCACCTTGAATACTACTTTCTTTAACGGTTACTTTCCCTGTTTGATTGTTATATTGTAATGCTTCGATAAATCTAGACATGTTTGCATCTGTATTTAATTCTGAGTCGCCTTGAATAGTATTTCATTTTACATTAGATGTGTCTTTTTGTGCTAGCTGATTTGCAGGGATATTTGCCTCCGCTGTATAAGCAGTATTTAAACTCTCTAACCATTTAGTATAGTTTGCATTATTTAAATCAATAACTATTAAATCTGTAGGAACTAATACTTCAAAATCTTTTTCAATAGTTATATTTGTTTTTCCGCTTTGCTGAAATACTCCTGAAGGTTTGAAATTATTTGATTCACTTAGATTTGAATTTGATACGATTGCTTTTATTCCTTCTGTAGTTAATATATTATTTTGATTATACTCTATACTATCTCAACTGTGGCGAATTGACATAAACGTCCAACGTTTATTTGTATTATTTGTATTGTTTATAGTTTTATTAAGTTCATATGCAATATACATTTGAGAGGATTTACCTTGTGTAATTACATAAGCATGTTGTCCAATAAAATTAAATACTTCATTAATTTTCTTTAATTGTTTATCACGTTCTAAAGTAGGATTAAAACTAAAGTTATCGTTAGTACTGCTTGTACTTCCACTATTAGGGTTTGTACATAATAGTATTTTATAATCACTTTTGCCGTTTGCGTTTTCTGTCTTAACTAAAACTCCATATCCTCCTGTCTTAGGAATTTCTTGAGGATATTTATCGCCTCACTGCGCATCATTTCTTGCTCTAAATACAACGTTGGCAACTATCGCATTAATTGGATAAAAAAGAACTATAAACATAAAATAACTTGAAAGATATGTGTCAAGTATTCTATTAGCTTCATGCATTTTTTTATCAGCTACTTCTCACTTTCTTTCTATATATGTTTTAGTAGAATCGTTCTCTTCGTTTAATCCAGGGGGTGATTTTCATAAATCTGGATTTGTTGAATCATATTTTTTTATTTTTTCAATTGCACATCATATTTTATCAGCAGCTCCTCTTACCAGTAAGCCATAATCGTTACCTGAATTTTGATATCCAGACATATAATTATATAGATATTTAGGAACAATTTTAGCAAATGATGGCAAAGTATAGGGAAAATTGACAATATATTCAATATCGTGAGTTACTTTTATTTCTCCAATTCCTTCTGAATTTATTACAATTGCATCTTTTGGAACATTATCAATACTATATGAAAGTTCTCTATTTAAATTATATTGTGAAAACAAAGTTCCTTGATAATCTATATTTGTTTTTGGAACAAATTTATCAATGTTAATTTGAGTATCAACATCATAATCTAAACTAAATGTACCTGTTGCAATTTGATCAGACAAATAAGTATTATCTTTTGGATTAGGTTGGCTTTCAACAACATATTCTGTAGGATAACTAATTTCACTTTCGTTAGACTGAAATTCATCATCTTTTGTTGAAGTTTTTGTTACTTTTATTTCAGAATAAGTTGGGCCATAATCTTTTAGCATAGAAAGCCATTCATCTCAGTAAATCTGATCAAAATCATTTTTAGTAAAATAAAAATTATTAAATAGAGGACATGTAATTAGAGGCTTAGATGCGGTTTTAATTTTATTAGTTCCGTCGTATATTGTAACTCTAAATTCATATATTTCGTTTTGCAAAAAATCAGAATCAAATGAAATTGTAGGTGTATTTTGCCCTTGTAAATTTTCTATTTCTTTACTTTCAATGACGGGGGTTCCATCCAGGGTATAGATTTCATATTTACCGCTAAGTTTAGTTGATAACAACGGAACGTTAATTGTAAAATTAATACTAACATCTTTATTAGAGATACTATATTTATAAGTATCTAAAAGATTAATCGTACTACTACTAAGAATATTATTTGAGGATAATAAAAGCTTAGTCTTAAATGGATCGTATATAATTTTTCCTGTAGTAGCTCTATTTTGAGTCAAATCGTCTAGTATTGGAGTAAACACTAAAGTAGTTTGTAATACATTACTTTGTATTTCTCCTGAAACTTTTGCGTGTAATCTATACGTTAATACAGTTGCATTAATTGCATCGTATTTAGCACTAATAAACTTTATATTTTGTCCGCCTATTAACTGAGTAGTAAAGTCCTTTCCATAATATGCATCTTCTATCTGGTGTGCTGTTACAGTCATTTGTGAATTCTCTACATTACTATCGCTAAGTATAACAGTATTGTTGTCGTTATCTTTAAATACTTTAAACGATAGCTGTTCTCATAATGGAAATCCTCCTTCAGTATTATTGAACAGTTCGTCTGTTAAAACTATTTGAAAAATTAGATCACACTCTAAAGTAGTACGTTCACTATTTGATTCAAGTTGAAAAGGAGAGTAAGTTAAATTTTCAACGAAAATATCAAATTTTTCAATATTAGCAATTCTAGATTTTATTGCCATTCATCCGACAGTAGTTCAGTTAACTACACTATAATCTCCGTCGATATTGGAACGTTTACTTGTTCCAATTTTTGTTTTATCTACCTTAATTGGGATTAATTTCGATTCTTCAGTTAATATATAATGATCAACCGTTCATCACGAGTTAGTATAGTTTAAAGTTTCTTGCTCAGAATTATATAAATAGTATAAATCTCCAGGATTTAATTTTAGTTCGTCCTTATTACTGTATAAATAAGCTTTTAAGCTATCATTTAAATCAGTATATGTTACTTCTCCATTAAGTTCAGGTATAACTGTAATGTCACTACTATCTCCGTCATGTTCTTCTCCAAAGTTTCTTTTAGGAGAAGGATATGATCCGATTTGACACATTTTATCCACTGGATTGTACGATACAATATAAATAGTATTTCCGTATTCTTTTATCCCAACAGGAATATAATTAGCTCCTAATTTAGCTAAGGGTAATGGATAATTACCCATATCATTTTGAAGAACAAATTCGTTTCCATTATAAGTGATTAAAGTTCCATTAACACAATCTGTTAATACTGTATTTGGAGTGGTTAATGGATTCATATCTTTAATCATGCCATCATTAAAAGTATTTGTAGCTTCTTGTCTAGACATAATTTATTTTATTATATTTGTTCAAAACCATCTTTTGTTCTCCTATAAATATATTTAATATTTCTAGTTTCATAATTTTTTTGGTATAATGTTCATCCTACATCTGTAGGAAAGTATAATACGAAGAAGTGTTTTCTTCCTCTATCTAACATACACTCTTCTAAGATTTTGTAGGCATATATATAATCGAACTTAACTCTTTGTCTCCTTCTTCCACGAGACTTAAACTGAGCTTTATAATTCTCAAATTCTTTATCTGTTAATCCGAAATAATATTCTCCGTTAAATATTTTTTTAGCTCTTTTATATTTAATACGTAGCTTAATCTTATTTTTAATCCTTCAGTAATGATAAAATATCAAATTATCTCTAAAGAATTTGCCACAGTAAAGAGTAAAATAGGGGGATTTGAGTAGCACATCTCCCCCATATACATTATGTGTATAAAAAGATCTTAATCCAAACTTTAAAATATATTCAACTTCCTTTCTGGTTAATGAAGGGAATTTTTCTCATACTTTATCTACATAATCATCAACATATTTGATTTCCATTAGTAATACTGTTTACCTTTATTAATATTATCAATAAATATTTTCTTTAAGGCAGAATTTATATAAATTGGTTTTTCTCTATATCCGCCTTTATATTGATATCGATAATAAATTTGATATCCTTTGAAATTAGACATCAAATAATCAATATCATTAAATTTCCCCATATTGTACATATGTCTAAACGTTTCTCCCGTAAATTGCTTTACGTGTATCATTGCTTCTTTATGTACAGTTGGTAATACAAATGTAATATTATTATTAATAATATCCAAAATAATCAAATAGAAACAGTATGTTAAAACCTTAGCAACTAAGTCTAGTTTGCTATCACCTTTACAATCTTTACCTCAAAATTTCTTTTTAGTAGTTAATCTAGAAATATTAAAATTATCAAATAAATCTTTTGAAGTAAAGCAGTATCCTGTTTTGTAAAACATTGATTATAATATTGGTTTGAAAGACTTCATATAACTTTTTCGATCTCATCTAGTTTTAACATCTAATATAGCATCCATATCGTTTTGCGTAAATTTAATAGGGATTCTTGCTGCACTACATGCTCGAAGTCATTCTCTTCTCGTTAATTCAGATAATTCAATTAAATTTTTATCTCTTAATGCAATACCTTGTTTATATAAATCACAATATCCAATATATGCAGCTAACGCAGTTACTTCTTTATCGTTTAGTAATGGTAGTCCTTCGTCATCCACTATTATACCATGATATATAATTATAACTCCTTTATAATCTCTATCAAATCTTAAAGAATTATCTTCTTGATGGTATTTAACTAATTTTCCAGGATGATAATAAGGATTATTTAAGCATTTTCAAGCTTCAACATAATTTTCAATAAATAATGTTGTGATTTGATTAAATACTGTTTGATTAGTTGTCATTTGTGCATCTAACAATGGTAGATGAACTGATTCAATTATATCGCAATTACAAGGTAATTCTATTTTTTTATCAATAGCATCTGCTTTATAACGGTATAAACGAGTGTGTTTATTTCCAATTTTTTCTCAACCATTTAAAGCTATATCTTCAAAAGCAGTTGGAGTTAAATTTGTTCCATATAAAGTTTGAGCTAAAGAATAAACTGAATTAAAATTATGTAGTTTCATTATTTAGGTTCTTGAGTATTTGGAGTTACAGGAGTTAAGAAAGCTTTATAATATCTTAATTTCTTTTCAGTAAGACGTTTTTTAACTTCATTAGAAATAGAAGATAGATTTAAATAATGTTCGGAATTACAACAACTGTATTGTTCAAGTTGTCTAGGGTCTTTAAATATACCTATAACAGAAATGTATTTGACAAAAGGTACATTAAAAATGAATCCATCATACATTCCATTTTCATTAGGAGTTGTTTCTATATAAACATAAGGCTCATCTGCTCCACGTTTCTTATATTTATGAAACTGATAAGATGTATCGGTATATATTACATATTGCTTTTGTCTATCGATACTTCCTACAAATTCAAGAGCTTTTGTTCCTAAATCATTAACTATTTGAGGAATTTCAAAGTGTAATGCTTTTTCTCCTGCTGAAAAATTACAACATCTGGCTAAATCTTTACAGTCTACCTCAATACAGTTAATTGCTAGCATCATATCTTTTAAAGAAATTAAGTTTCTTAGATATAATTCTTTAATTACAACTAAACGCTCTTCAATTACTTCATCTTCTAATTGTTCAATAGACATTGTTGGAGTTGAAGTAATTCCTCTTAAACCTGAAACGACATCATTATATATTGCACTAGCAATTTCATTTATTGTCATGTTATAATAATATTAAAAAATAAAGGCAAGACAGGAAAGAATCCCGTCCTGCCTTTAAAATAAGTGCATTTATTGTAAAACTTATTCTCCTGTAAGAGTAATAGTTTTGGTTGCTTCTGTAAATCCAGTTGCAGTAGCTTTAACTTTAACACTGCTTCCTGTAGCTGAAGATTTAACTTCTAACTGATCACCAGTTAGTACAAGATTTCCACTGTCATTACCGTCAGGTAGAGACCATGTAATATCTACGGGAGCAACTTCTCCACCCTCTACGTTATATGCATTAGCCATCAGAGTAACCGTACTACCTTTAGCAATGCTATCGTTTCCTATGATTTCTATAATTTTTTCTTTTGCCATAACATCCTCTCCAAATGCAGTTTTAAGTTTAGCTTCAAATGTTGCTTCTAATGTACTAGGAATATAGAATACATGATTAGTAATTGAAACTAATCTTTGTCCTACTGAACCAATACCGCTCAAATTCTTTCTTTCAGCGATATAACGGAAAGAATATTGTGTATAAAGTTGTCCAGGAACAGGCTTTTCATCTCCATTGATAGAGTTGTAACGAGTATTCGGATAGCTTGGGAAACGAAGGTTTTCAACCAACCAATCACCTGTTGCAAATGGTACTTTATTATCAGTTTTTGCTATTGTACCAACAGCTGTCGATACTGCATACTCACCTTCTGAAGGAAGCACAGAATTTGGCGTATATTTTTCAATTACGACCGATTCGAACATATCCGTTGCATCAGAAGCAGTAATGACTACATTAGCTCCATTTACAGCAACAGTGACATACTTATTATTCTCAGGAAGAGCTAATTTAATTGCATTTGCAATCTTTGTAGCCATTAACTGAGTAGTATTATCAGTATTATCGCCAACTACTGTAAATTCAGCATAAATAGGCTTTTGAAACTTCCAAACTGCAGTTGCGTAATCGGCATAAAATTTAGAATTATTTTTCATATTAACTGTAACGCGATATTTACCTGCATTTGAACCTGAATTACCAGCTACAGCTGTAATTTTTGCGGTAGCTTTTGTGCCTTCAGTACCTTGAGCCTTATAAACTTTTCCGTCCGCAATATTTGTACTCTTATAGTCTACTTTATATTCACCAACACGGAAAATTCTTAGTAAACCAGTAATTGCTTGTACATTTTTGTCTGTTACGCTATTTAAAATAGTCTCTTTTGTGTAATCAAACATAGTTTTAAAAATTTAAAATGTTATTTACTTAGTTATTGGAACTCCAGTTGCTATTGTTTGATTAATTGGTAAATTAGTTTGTAATCTAGGATCACTTGCGTTTTCTAAAACTAACTTTACTGTATCATTAATAATTTCATAGCAAACGTATTCTGGAAATTCTAATTCAGCAGACTCACTTATACCTTCTATTTCAGTATAAGATAAAGTTATATTTTCAGGTTTTTTAATGTAATCTATATGTACATTATTTGGCTTGTAATAATCAACTTTATCTCCACATAATATTTCAATAGAAGAATTATTAGAAAAATTATTAATATAATAATATGGACGTTTAATAGTTGGCTTCATATAAGCATTATTAATAATTTGTCCTAACATATCTGCTGTGGCTCTACGCGCACCATAATAAATCGATGTACCTTTTGTAGTACATGGTTTTGTACCTTGTGATTCATATTCTACAACACAATTTAATAAATGTAAATAATTATCAGGAAGATTTCCTACATAACGTTTACTAAAATTACTTACTGTATTTGGTTGTAATTCAATACTAATATGTCTTGTCAAGACTTTTAAATCATCTGTACTTTGTTGATTAATATCATAGTGGTTGTAAACTTTATTTATATATTGTTGGACGGCTTTTTTTACAAAGTAATTATAATCCTCCAACAATAAGCTTGGAGCGCCTAATTTGTTTATCTCTATAAGCACAGATTCATATACTTGTTTAGCCGTCATATAATTTTCTATTTTTTAGAACTACTAGGTTCTGAGTTATTAATTAGTGGTTTATATTCAGGGAATGTTTGAATCTTAATCTCATCTAGTATTTGCTTATTAGCAGGATCTTTAAAGAAGAAGATAACGGCTTCATCATTTACGCCTAAGCGAACATCTCCGTACATAAATATACCACTTACTTTCTTAATTATGTTTTTATCAGTAGCTTCAATGAATAATAAACGTAATTGCTGATCTTGTCCTGTATACAAATCGATAATTAAGTTAGGATTAGCTTCTGCTTTTTGATATAAGAAATCCTGAATATCTGAATCAGGAGCATTATACATACGTTTACCTAAAAGCTTAACTTTAGTTGCGCGACCTTCTGCAGAGTCTTGCTCGATAAAAACGTTAGCTTTAGTAATAAGTTGTTTTCTTTTAATACGTCGTGCAGATTCTTCTCCAGGTTTTTCTACCCAAAATTCTGCTCGACCATAGCGATTTTTATCTCCATCTATAATTAGATTTCCTTTTTCATCTCTAGCGCCTCTCTCTTCAACAATTAACTCACTATTTTTAATAGCTTCCCATTTGTGCCTTTCTAGAATATTATCAAGGTTAAATGTAGTTCCATCTTCAACTAAAATTTCCATATCAGCGGGTATAAAACCAGCACGATCTGGGTCATTAAGGTCTTTTTCACTAAGAATCATTTCAGATTCTCCGTTAGGATTCATACGAACTTCTTTTACAAATGGAGGATACATTCCATTCTTATCTTTTACTGGATTAAACCATACAGATTTTACCTTGCCAAAAGCACTTCTTAGAGTTATTGTATTTGCCATATTTATTCTTATTAAACTTGTTCTTATTTAAAAATTTATCTAAAATAGTCTTAATCTATAAATTAATTGTAACTTCCCCTACACAATTATAGAGGAAGTTACAATTTATATTATATTAATTAGTCAGAGCTAATTAAAATAAATGAACGATAAGGATTGAATACGCCTACGCCTGCGTCTATGTTATTGTTAATCATTATATTACTATAATGTACAGACTATATCTTAATCCTTTATTCTGTTACCGTTTAAAGGATCCTCCCCGTTTCAAGATAAATATCTTTACTCTACTCAGTTATTCATTTACGTTTTTCTCGTAAATTATCTTTTCGATAGTCGTTGAACCTTACTGTTATAACAGTCTTGGCTGCTGATTATCTTAATAAGACTTCCCAGCAATTAAAGGAGTATTTTACAATATTGTTACCAATATAGGGGACCTACGCTGCGTAATTTAAGCCCCAGTTAATATATTTAGAAGCTGCTACAGGAGACGAAACTTGACCGCTTGACGTTCCGTTTTGTCCACCAACACCGTTAATCCAGTTATGAACAATATCACAACCTTTAAATGTAAACATTTGAAGTGCTGGTTTACCAGTTGCTGAATCTGCCGTTAGATCAAGAAATATACCGTATTTCTTATCAGGATATTCAAAATCAAACGAACGATCAATCTTAAATGTAATTTGATTCAAAAATTCTAATTATCTCTAATTAGGTTAGATCATATCTTCATCTTTATATTTAAAAACAAATCCTTTGTGACTTTTTATTATTCCAGATAGTACTCTATTAATCTGAGAACTATTAAACTGACTATTATTTTTTACACATTCCTGCACAGAATTATACTCTGATATAAAATTTCCTGTTTTCTTATCAAAAATCTGTATAGGAAAATGCTTATTTTTTGTATTTGTATTTATTAGTGGAGTTATATTAGAATCATTTCCTTCATAATATTTTCATTGGTAGTTTCCAGAGCTTCCACCTTTGTGAATGGCATTATATATATTATTAATCCTTAATTCATATTCTGCTTCACTGATACTATTTCAAATTCTAATAAATTTTCCACTTATTGTATATTGTGCAATTTTTACTTTATTACTATTATAATCAAACTTTTTAATATAACTTCAGTAGTATCCTAAAGCTGAATTACTTTGTTTTATACAATTGTTTCTAATACTATGCTGTGCTGAAATAAGGTTTTCACATTTTAAGTCTCTTACTGCATCAAGAGCAGAAGCATAACTACGTAAAAATTCTCCATTTAAATCAAACATATATACTCTTTTTTTGCTTTCTCTACAAATAGAGCCCTTTCCACCTAAAGCAATATTATATACATTTTTACTTTTTAAAAGAGTCTGATTTACAAGTCTGGCTTCTAAATCTAACGCTTGTAATCTTCCTTCTTCTGTGTCTGGAAAACATGCAATTGTTGTTCTTTTAAAATTATGATAGCCATATTTTTTTACGGCTTTATGTAAACCTTTTTTATTAGTATCTGCATGAGCAGCACAGTATATTCCTGCACCAATATATCCATCAAATACATTTGGATTTGTTTTATGTACCCCTATGTAGAATTTCCCATTACATAGGTTAATAGTAATATATACTATATTTTTTAATTCCATAAGATGTTTATTATTTCGACTATAATTTAGTCTATGCTTATTGTTATTAATAAGACTTACTGATCGTTGAGCCTTTTCCACGTATTATTTATACAGAGGAACTTGGTTGCTGATTGTCTAATTTAAATTATTTTTAAACATTCACGCTTATCGTTTCCAATTACGTTGTAGTTAATTTAACTATAAAGAGTTTCCAGCAGTTAAATAAATTTATTTATTATAACTTTCGTTATAAGCGAGCAATCAAATTTTTACCCGCGAATTCATAAGATTGATATGTTGCACCTAAATCAAGATATCCATTAGAAGCTTTCGAGAATAAGAATGTTCCAACAGTCTTCCAATCACGAATCCAAGATGAAAGTGCATTTTGAACTTCATGCCACATCAACGTGTTGCAAATAAAGATATATTTGTTACCCGTTGGTCTTTCCGATTTAGTAGTCATTTGAGCAAGTACCTTATTAAAGATACGAACATTTAGATGTCCACTAAATACATATTTTCCAGCAAAACGTTCAATTTGGCTGATGATACCATCGCCAGAAATAATCATATTTGTGTTAACTTATATTTTCATATAAGATCAGACTATATCTTAACTTTATATACTGTTACTGCATATAAAGTTCTCCCCGTTTCCATTTGATCAAATGTACTCTACTCATTTATTCATTAAGAGATTTCTTCTTAATTATACTTTCGATAGTCGTTGAACTTCCTTAAATAAATTATTTAAGTTTAGCTGCTGATTGTCTTCATCTTTCATGTTCAGAGTTTCCAGCAATTAGAGGAGTTGTTTTAATTAGTTTACTAATTTAGCAGCCCATTATTTCTTTAGGTTGCTGTGTTTCCTAGTTATATCAATAAATTACTTTATTGTCTAGACTATATCTTTAACCTTATTTCTATTACCGTTATAAGGTTACTCCCCATTTCCATTCAATATTGAATGTACTCTACTCATTTATTCACTATAGTATTTCTCTATAGCTATACTTTCGATAGTCGTTGAACCTTACATAGATAAAAATTATCTAAGTCTTGGCTGCTGATTGTCCCAGAGGGAGTTTCCAGCAATTAAAGGAGTTTTATTGCCACATATTACTATGTGCGACCCCAAAACACTTAGGGTCAAAAATCTTAGGTTTGCCAAATTTATCTACATTAGTTTTACCCCAAAGTAATGCATTATTACGAGCAAACATGTAGGTATCTAAGCAATCTTTTTGTGCAGGATTAAGTTTGTAAACAGGATCGTCTTGCTGACCTTTACCGATTTGGATGAATACATCTTCCATTGCGGCATACTTAGCAGACCAGCTTACATCTGCACGATGAGTTGAAATAACATTTGTATTAACTTATATTTTCATATAAGATTAGACTATATCTTTAACTTTACTATATTTAAACACATATCCTTTAGTTTTGTTTTGAACTCCACGTAAACATTTTTTAACTCCAGCTCCATAAGTTTCATATGCAGATTGTACTGAATCTCAAGTTTTGATTAAATTTCCTTCTAAATCAAACTGATCTACTTTACGTTTTTCTATAGGATTAGATAGTACTTTCATATAAGGAACTTTCTCTTTTGATACTTGAAAATTTTTATACAAACCTCCAGTTCTTATTGCAGAATATAATCTAGATGTTTTTTTATCTCCTAAAAACGTGCAACATTCTTTTGGAGAATTAAATTCCTTATAAAAACTTCCGTCCAGATTATATAAATACACCTTACCAATTTTATTGTATACTGATAGATCTATTTGAAAATTTTCATTATAACTATAATAGTTTCCTTTGCTTTTTGTTTTTTCTGCAATAGCTCTTAGAATTAATCTCGGAGTTGAATTATTTAATTTAGCTGCTTCTCGCACAGTTTTATAACAATTAACTAACTGTCCATTTTGATCAAATTGATAAACTCGATCGTGATTTAAATGAACTTTATAGTCATTCAGATCTAATTTATCAAACAAAACATCACTTCAAAAATATCCACAAGATGTACAATTAATTTTACACGCTGTTCTAATATTAGTCTGAGATATATTGAAATATTTTGCAGCTTCTGTAGCTGATTTTCAAGTTTTAATATACTCTCCAGTTAAACTATACTGATGTACTTCAATTGAAAATAATTCATCAGCAGAAGGTAAATTACCACCTCCTGGAATCATATTATATACATCAGACCTTTTTAAAAAATCGTCATTAACGATTTCTGCTTCTAAATCTTGAGCTTCTTTAAGTGTATCACACACTTTTAAAGTAATTCGTTTAAAAGAATCAACTCCATATTTATTTACTGCATTTTGAAAGTGAGTTTTTGATTTCTTATAAGTTGAGGGTTGATTTATTTTAACTCCGTTTCCTATATATGAATCAAAACCATAAGGGTTTATTGTTTTATGATACCCAACATAAATGTGTTTATTTTTTATATTGACTGTGCAATATACTATATATTTAAAGTTATCCTCCATTTCGTATAATTTTTATACTACTACTTTCGTATAGTCGTTGAACTTTATTTAGCGTTGAACAATCGTTCCTACGTAATCTAAATCTTAGCTGCTGATTGTCCCAGAGGGAGTTTCCAGCAATTAAAAGGATTTTTTACATACTGTCACCAATATGGGACCCATATTTCGCCTAGGTCCGATGCTTTTCGGTATTACTCTGATATTTTGTGTACTTTATTGTTAATCATTATATTGCTATAATGTTCAGACTATATCTTAATCTAAATATTTAAATACATATCCTTTGCATTTTTTACGTTTTCCTTGCGCAACAGATTTAGCGTTTGCGTACCCAGCTTTTACGCACTCTGTCATTGTAGAATAAGTTTCTAATAAATTTCCATTATCGTCAAAACGCCCAACAGATGACCCAACGTATGGTTTTTCAACTGTTGTAATATTTCGGTGTTTTAATTTTTTCATGTATGGTAACTTTTCATAGGAGAACTGATGCCCAAGATATTGATGACCTAAACGAATTGCTCTAGGTAAATGTCCAGGTCTTCCATCACTTGGTTTTAAATATCTTGCTGCATCATGTAAACTTTCAAATTCCATCTCAAATTTACCATCTAAATCATACATATAAACTTTAACTTTATCGTTTCCCATAGAAGTATCTCTACCTCCTAACGCTAGATTATAAGTATCTTCTCGACGTACAAATTCTTCATTTACTAACTCGGCTTCTAATTTATATGCATCTGTTTCAGAAGTAAATATTTTTAATATAGTTCGTTTAAATGACTTAACTCCATATTTTGCTACAGCATGTTTAAACGGAGTATTGGCGTTTTTGTAAGTTGCAGGTCTATTTATATAAACTCCACAACCTAAATATCCATCAAATTCTTCAGTTAAAGTTTTATGTACTCCAATGTAAATTTTATTATTGACTGTACAAAGTGTTTGATAAACTATATATATATAATTCATATGTATTTATTTTTAGATTTATTCCATTTCGGAGTTACTTTTCTCCTACGTCTATTCAGACTAGTCGTTGAACGTTCTAGAGTGTTTCTCCTTGAGCTTACTTTATCTCTAGCTTCGCTGCTGATTGTCCCAGAGGGAGTTTCCAGCAATTAAGAATATTTTTTTAATTTTACACTATATTATAGTTATAATATTAGCGGAAGAGAGCTACACAAACCAAACCCTCTTCATGCATCTCAGGTTGATAGTTCGTTAAGAAACGCGTATTCATACCAGGCTGACAAGCAGAAAGATCAAGTATTTCACTATAATCGTCACCCTGTAATTTACCAACTACTTCCCAATCGTTGTCGCGACGTCTAATCGGACGATTTAGAACAATAACCTGTTGACGAGAACCTTCAATAATAAAGGTATCGTTTTTCTGATAGTAGTTTTCAGGGAAATGGAAGATAATATCTGATCCATTTGCGCCATTACCTTCAGGTACAGTTAGGAAGTGTACTCTTTTAATACGGTTTACATTAATATCCCATTCAACCATGAACGAGTTAATACTTTGAAAAGCATTAGGTCTACCTTTGTCTAGAGTATATACATTCATTAATGCTTCAGTAAGATGCGTAGCAGTATACTGATCATATAATGAAGATACAATACCTAAACGAGCAGGATTTGCCATGCTTTTGTTATCCTATAAGTTTTTTATCTTATAGTTCTTACAATTTACCATCTTGTAAGGTCGGCATACGTTTTCATCTAATAGATGTTGCGTACTCTTGGAGATATTATATTCTTTATAAATAAAGTTTCAATCTCTATGCTCTACGGTGAATATATATATTATTATATATTTTACCTCGGTGTTGCCGCTGAGAATTAGGACGGTTTCGCCGATTTTACGCAATTTTTCAATAAGTATTTCTACCTAAAGGGGCGCTCATCCACCCAAGAACTTCATAAAGTCCTCTGCAGTACGAGTCGAAGCCATTTCGGGACGTACTGTTGTAAAATTAGATATTCTCATAATTACTTATTAAAAATTTTGTTTAAAAAATATAACTTTTATTCTTATCTATAATATTTATCGTATAGATCAGAAAGTGTTTTAGGTTTTTCAGATTTATCGTTAGCATTAGTTTTATCTACTACTGTTTGACTAGCAGAAGAATTTTTATTACTTTTTGCTGTACGACGTTCCTGTTTTAAAATATCTTTCCAATATTCGCTAATATTTGAAATAGCATCTTGTCCAAAAAGTCTATACCATGCTAGTTCAACTAAAACTTTTGGATCATTTAAATCTTTAAAAAACTGACTATATCCATTAGTATCTTGTTCTAGTAAATAAGATAATATTTTAGATTTTTCATCATCTTCAATAACTAAAACATCACTTTCTGGATCTTTATAATCAAAAGATATTTCTTTAAAATTAGAAACAGATTCAGTTAAAGCAGAACGAAGTTGATTATATTCCTCTTCTTCTCTTCTTTGTGCTTCTAAGGCAGCTTCTTTCTCTTTTTCCTTATAGTCATTTCGAATAATCTCAACTTTCTTTTTAAATAAATCTTCATTCTCCTTTGCTTTATCTAATTCATACTTTAATTCTTCATCTGACATACTAGTATATCTTGCTTTTAAATCTGCAAAGTATAATTCATCATCAGAATATGAATCTACATCGTAGTGTTGTTCTGGAGCCTTATTATTTAATGAAGCTTTATATTCTTCAACAGCAGTCTGTTTAAAATAATCTATTGCTTGTTCTAGTGTAACTCCATTATTTCTAAGCCACTGTACAGTGTTTATTTCTGATTCAGATAAATCAGGAGTAGAAAGTTCTTTGAGAATTGTTAACTGTTCTTTTCCGCTTAAAGAATTAAAATCTACTTCTTGAATTTCTCCATCTTCTGTTTCATATTTAATCTTTGAAACATCTTCAATACCTTTCTCTTTTAAGAATTCCTCAATGGGATTAATATCTACTTCTTCATTTGAATCACTATTACTTTGATTCTCTAATTCAGGTTGACTAATCTCTCCTGTCTCAGTTGTACTAGATCCTTCTACCTCAACTTCCTCAGTTGTAGTAGTTTTATTATCTTCTAGTAAACTATCAAATAAATTTGGTAATTCTGCCATTAACTTATTGTTTCTTATTATTAATTTCACAAAATTAGACTTTTAAAAACTAAAATCAAAAGTAAATATTATTGTTTTTTTTGACATTAATTTTAAAAAAGATTTTATGAAATTACTTCTTGTTTTTTGTATCTATAATCTCTATAAATTTTGATTCTTTTTGTGAACTATATATATTGGAATTTACTACTGTAATTTCGCCTACAATATGTTTTCTTTGAAATCACCTTAGCGGTCAACACTTCCTAGGTTTAATTGTTTCTTTTTTATAATGAGAAATAATATAATTCTCGTTTATAAATTTAGGAGAAACAACTATTTCAGAAGGATATTTTAATTTTAAATTAAGAGAATAATATGGATCAATTAAAGTAGTATCAATATCTACTCCTTTTTGAAATACTGTATCAACAAGTCTAATAGTATCTGTTTTTGTGATTTCTACTTTTTGATAAGCTAAAAACTGGATAGTTTTCGCTTTAATTTTATTATCCTTAACAACACTATCCATTTTTTTCATAATAGAATCTTGTTGATACTCGAACTGATCTAAAGTTAATTGTAACGTTCTATTCTCTCCACTTTTCGCAAGCAATTCAGTTTTATAATTACTTTCAGCAACGCTATAAGCTTCTTTATTTTTTTGATTACTGTGATATAATCAAGCAATTATAAAAATTAGTACTACATAAATACCTATATTAATCAGAACCTTTTTCACCTAAATCTTTAATTTTAACAATTAGTGAGATCATATTTAGTTCGATTAATTTATTTTTATCATAATAATCAATCGTTTTATTTAATATATCAATCTGTTCTTTAGTAAATGTTATTTCTTTATCAACAGCAGTCTTAGTATTCCATGATACGTTCCCGTTATCTAATGCTTTCAATTCAAATTTACTAATTTCATCTTCATCAAAACTTAGTTTTTTGATTATGTGTTCGATTGACATCATCTCAACTAAATTACCTTGTGTAATTGCCGTTTTAACCATTTGAGGCAAAAGAATTCTTTCTACTACATTAAATTTCATATTAATCCTTATTTATTAAATTATTTATTTAGAGCCACACAATATAAAATCAAACTCTTGGAACATTCTTGCACCGTCTGTTTTATTTATTTGAAATACGCACTCGTTTGGACGTTTAACAATTACTTTACAAACAAGATCGTTAACATTTTGTCCAGATTGTGGACGATTAAGTCAAAAATCATATGGTACTGTAGTAATATTTAATGTATAATTAGTATGGCCAATATTGTGATATATATATCCAACTCAGTTATCATTTAAATCTAAATCGTTTGGCATATTAGGATTTAAAGCATATTGATATTTTACAGAGGAAACATTTATGCCAGACATGCTCCCATATTTAGTTAAAATACATGTAAATGGATCTGTTATTGCAGTAGGTATTGCAACGTGTCCAGAATATAATACTCCTGATTGAGTAGCATCGGGATCTGCACCTTTAATTCACTGCACATCGTTAACGTCACCACTAGGTGTAGGATATGCTGGAATACATTCGTAAGTGTATATTTTCACTGTAGAATCTCCTGTACCTAAGCCTCCACTAAATTGATCAATTAAATTATATTCATGCGTACTATATTGATACACATATACAAAATCGGTATTCATAGTAGCAGGATATCTTACATATAATCTAACCTGTTTCCCCATAAGACGATAATCATTAGGTAATACTATTCGAGTTTTAGGTTGAGCTACACTTCCCATTACATCCACATGTAAGTTATCTCTAATATATAACGTTTCTCCATTACATTGTATTGCACCATATCCTAAAATTTCAGTTTTAGATTGTGTTGTGCCTAAGTTATCTCATGTGAAATTTCCATAGTTAAGATAACCAGATCCATCCTTGTTAAACTTGATTCCGTCTTTCGGCGTAGATTCGTATTCCTTTGACGTCGTTGTTCCACCTTGCTGAGTTGTAGTTACTTTAATTGCAACATAACTTGCTTTAATATAATCTGTATTACTATTTGTAAAATTTCTATAAGTTAAATTTGATTCAGTTTTATACTGACAACTAAAAGTAAATGTAATATTATTACTGCTTGTAACAGTTCCTCCGATTTGAATTGTTTTGTTGTTTATATCTTTAGCATATATACAATTGCTATATCAAGTAGAAGTTCATACAGTTTGATTTGTAGAAAATAATCAAGCAGGTCTACGTCCAATGATTAGATCAATGTTTCTAATTGTAACTTCATTATTAACATCTCACATAATATTGCCATCGGCTAAATAACCAGATCCACTTGGAGTAAAAATAGTTGTACCATTTCCAAATTTAGCAGATCCATCATTCTTCAACTCAATTTTATATGTGCCATTAGCGTTAGGACCTAATTTAATATCTCCATTAAGAATAATTAAACCTTCATTATTTCCTCCATCTAAATAGAGAGTTCCATTCTTATTTCAATATATGTGACCTTGTGCTAAATAACCAGAACCGTCATTATTTAATAATATTCCAACTTTTCTATCAGAATTTACGTACGATCCAAGAGCAATACATCCATCTTTGATATATAAACCTCCACTATTGTTTTGCGCAAACTCTTCTATTTGACCTAATAATGTTGTAGCTTCTGGAGTATAGTTTTGATTATAATTCCCTTGAATAAATATTCCTATTCCAGACATTCTACCAAATACTTCATCATAAGCTAATCCGTCTAATCTACCTAAACGTATTTTAATATTAGAATTATTTATATAAGGTTCATCAGTAATATTATCATTATCATCATTCTTACTGTAAGAATAATCAGTATTGTCTATTACATCGATATATGGAGCTTTATAATCCGCCGAAGTCATATAAACAGCACCTCGACGATCAGGATGAACAACATTATCAATTCGTACAAATGTATCTCCTTCAATAATATTTACATCACTTAACTCTGTAAATTTAATTCAGACATCTAAATCTTCTACCTTTGTTACAACTCCCTCTGCATTATATGGAACAACTCCCTCTATTTTCTGACATCTTACAACATCGTTTATTCAAAATACCGTTAATTGAGACGAAGTTTCATCTTTCATTTGATATTTCTTAATAATTCCGTTAAATTTTTCACTTACTCCAGAAATGTTATAAAATCCATTATATAAAGTATCTAGAAAATCTAAAATACTTAGTTCTCCATATTGAGTAGGATATAATTCTTTAGTTTTATTTCATACAGTTTCATTTGTAATAACTCCTTCAGGGGTTCTTCCTGTTAATAAGGTTGTAGCATTATTAACCTGAGTTTTATTTTCAATATCAATTGGAACATAAGGTTGAGTAGAGTAATTTGGAATAAATATATTATATCATTCTTCTAAAGTATGTCACTCATTATTTAAGGTTCCAAAACTAAAATCATCTTGAATAGCATCTTGAATAGTATATGCTCAAGATGATATATCACTTTCATTATATGATAGTTTTGGAATACTTTGTACAAGCGCACTATCCGAAACTCAAAAAGAACCGTTTGTACATTTAATCCGATTAATGATATATTCATAGACGCGCATTGCTTTGCGTACATTAATATAGTCAATATCTAATACGCTATTTGCAAAGTCTAATACAGTATCATTTAAAGTATTTCTCTTATTTGTACTTTTTAAAACATTATCAACAAATAAGATATTTTTAATAGTTCAATTCCCAGAGATAGATTCATCTTCTGCTTTTTTAGCAAATTGATCATCTGTATATCCATTTAAATATTGCGCATTTAAATTTTCTACTAATAGTTTAGAATTGATAATAAACGGAGGCTCAGTAGTAGTTAAAACTTTAATTGGATTTTTTACAGTTAAATCATTAATTTCTCAAGAACTGCCTGTTTGCTTTATTGTATACGGTTTATATTCTCCGTTAACTGTAATGTAAAATCCTCCGTCTAGTGTAAGTACAACTTTATTATCTCCAGGATATGGTATAGAAACAAGATTATTACTACTTTCTAAAATAATAATGTCAGGATCATTCTTTTGACTATTTGATGTGCCATTTGAACCAGCGTTACCATAATTTAATTCATAGTATCTATCTCGAACTCTTATATAAATTCGCCCAAAAGTATTTAGTACTAAATCCTTACTTATTGAACCTATTGTTTCTGCGTTTTTATGTAAAGCATCTGCCATAGAATTTTTGTTTATAAATTTTGTACAAAAATACAAAATATTTAAATAAAAAAAAAGTTAAGAACAAATTCTTAACTTTTTAATAATTATTCTTTGGGCTGTTCCTTTTCTTTCAATTGTTCTTCTAATTCTGCTATTCTGATCATTAATTCTTTATATTTCTCTTCTGTAACATTTTCCTGAGAATCTCCTCTTACAGATTGAAATAAATCGTTATATTTTTCATATAACTGTTTTTGTTTGTTTACTGATTCAAACATTATTCGATAAGAATCTACTTGTGACTTTAATTTAGTTTCTAAATCATCTCGTCTTAAATATATTTCTGTATCTCCATCTTTCACAGACGTAGCACTTGCTGGGACAGTATACTCTAACACGTTTCCAAACACTTCTACACGAATAGACATTATTTTTTCTACAGGAATATTAGGATTTCTAAATTCACCTGGCTTTAAAGGTGGCTCAATAGGATTTCCTGTAGTTAGGATCGTACCTACATATAATTCTGGATTTTTTGTTATACTATTAATATTTAAGAAGTATAACTTATCATTAACTTTTGAATTAGCAAACATAATCATAAAATATTTTAAAGTAAAAAGAGAGGAATATATTTACACATACTCCTCTCTTGTGAAATCTAAATTCTAGCGTTCTTCTCTTTTATATCTTGTAACCTCATTTAAATAAGATTCTGGATTTAAACCTTCTGTTTTAAAATAGTCACATAAAATGCAACATACTTTAGCTAAATGAAAGTTATAATCCATTTCTTCACTCTTACTTAAACGGTTTGAAGATTTATATGAATTATACGCATCTTCTCCTTCTAAAATTTTGCAAGCATCTGCTAGATGATCTTTACAAACCATTAGAAGTTGTTTTGGATGACTAAAATATTTCTTAATGAGTTCAGGATGTAATATCATATTCGTAATGTTTAAGCTGATGCACTATTTCTTATACTTACAACGATAGCATGATTTCTTGTTCTAGCAATGTTTGGCACAACATAATTAGAATGATTAATAAATACATCATAATCATACGTTGCACTTATTTGAGGAGCTGTAGCTCCTTCTTCTTGAGGCATAATAAAGCATTCGTATGTAGTTTTAGTACGAGTAACTTCTCTATAACCTACTAAACTTCTAGTACAATAACTAAGATTTTGCACTATTTTAACTACGACAAGATAATCAGTATTTGTGGTTCCATCAGGATTTGTAAACGTAGCAGTATCTACTGAATCTACTGTTACTGTAATTTGATCTTCAATTGGAGAAGTAGTAACAATATTATCTGGTAAATTGAAAGCTAAAACTATTAACTTTCGTTGAAGTGTGGCGGGACTTTCGTTGTTAGGATTTGAAACTGGAGTCCCTATAACTGTTGGATTAGAACTAGTTGTTGCCATATTTCATAAATAACGTTAGGATAATATTAATTACGCACAACTACCACAACCTGAATATCCAGCATAACCTGCGCCGTATCCAGCATATGGATAAGCACAACTTACAGGAATTGCAGGTACTGGTTGTTTAGGTAATCCGCATTGAATATCCGAAAGTTCTTTCTTAATCGGATCAATCAATTCCCGAATAGCTGCCGTCTGAGCCAATTGAGACAATTGATTACTATATTGTAAATTAAGATTTTGAAGAGAATCGATTTTCTGTTGTGTAAACAGATCTTTAATACCCTGGAATCCAGCTTGCATAGCAACAGTTTGATTGCCAATTTGCTGTCCAACATTACAGAAACCGTTATTAATTGCAGTCATTAGCTGATTAGTTTGCGCCTGAACAGCTAATTGATCTTCATAACTCATCTTAGTTAAATTAAGATTAACTGCATCTATCGATCTCTGTGTAGTACAGCAACAATCTTGCATTTTACTAATTATATTACTATCTCCCATTTGGATAGCATTAATTACTCGTTCTGCTGAAAAACCAACATCGCAACCCACTTTATCAATAGCACCTTTAATTCCACAAATAGCGGAATTCAAAGTATTAAAGTCACAATTAAGATTAGTTGCTAGTTCTCTTAAAGCGTCTCGGTTTCCATCAATTGCACGAATCGTTAAATTAGTATTTGCATCATTGTTTAATTGATTAGCCAAACCTTGTCCGTTCCCAAATTCTCCATTACCGTTCATCCATCTCATCATTCACATTCAAACGAGATACATAAACGGGTTGTTTCACATAGCCGCTCCGCCAAACATTCCACCACCGTTAGCTAAAGCAGCTGTTTCTAAACCTTTATCGTTATCTCGAAGTAATGCTACTGTTGCTGGATCAAGGCTTTTGTTGTTATTGTTCATTAATGCGGCAACTAAATTAGCATCAAGACCACCTCCAGATGTAGGAACATAGTGCTTTTCAATTACGTTTTCCATCATAATATAAAAAGTTAAAAGGTTAATAAATATTATTACATATATGTAATGTTACAATTGCACTACAAATATAGAAATAACTTTATTAACCTTTCACTTAAAGTCAAAAATTATATTATGATTTTTTTAGAATTTTTTTATATACGAATCTAACTCAGTTGAAAATATATTATAATTACTTCTAAAGATAGGATCACTAGAATATAATTCCTTAGCTTTATTATATCAATATACTACGTTTGAATGTCCACAATTAAATTCTTTAGAAATTAAATTTACTAAGTTATCTTTATCATGTTGTTTCAAACTATAAAATTTATATACAATTAACTTTTTTATATCTGTGATATTACGTTTAGCGCTTTTACTTAATATTTGATCTTTAGGAATATTTAGTAATTGGCTACAAATATCAATTGCTTTTTCAAAAGTATGAGGAAAATCGTCACTACTTAATAATATACGCATTATATAAATATACAAATCATTCAAACAAGTATAACTATTTCTATCACAAAATATGCAATTGAAATATTTTCATTAGAATTCTGTTTAATTGCATTCTGTTTGTAAATAGTTAATTGTCTTTCTATTCTTTTGTTCAAAAGTCATCCAAAAATAGTTATGATAATTCATAAAATTAAAATTATTAAAATTAATATTATCATAAGTTATTCTTTATTCGGACTGAAAACTTAAATTAGCTTTTTGTACTGTAATACTAGTTGGAAGTTTAGTAGATGGATCAATTACAATTTCATGTAAATAATGAGTTGAATTAATTGCATAATAGTATTTAAACAAATTTGTAGTTACATTAACTGAATACAATACAGATATGTTCGTATCGCTTCTAATTGTAAGTAACTCACCTGTTAAAGCACTTGTATATATACTTTTAAAATTTGTTTCCCCTCCAAATGCAGTAATAATATTTAACGCAGGTGTCTCTGAGTTAAGATTTGTTACTTCAAACGGAATATTTACAGAAACATTTTTAGTATCTACATAATTCTTCACAGCTTTAGAACTCGGATAGTGCACATCATCTGCACTATCCGTAATTTCTATCTCTTTTCTTAATATAGTTTCAAAGTTAGCTATTTGTCCATTAAACTCTTCTTCAGTTCCTTTATATCCGCCTTTTTGCGCAGATTCGTAAGCCGATGTTCCAGCTGTTCCAGGAAATATCTCTCACTGTTGAGTTTGTTTGTTAAAATATTTTATTGACATATTTTTTGATTAATTAGATCCCATATATACATAAGTATTTAGTATAGCTGAAGATTGCTGTCCTCCACTAGCAGGTAAAGTTATATTTAAGTTGTCTCCTAGTACAGATAAAGACAATCTATTATCTCTCCAAAAACCGCTAACACTGTATCCGCTCTGTGGTGTAAATACTGTTGAGTAAGTATTTCCATTTGGATAGGTATTTGAAGCTAACATATTAGCGTCATAATGTACAATTTTAGTAGCATTTGCTGGAACCTTTATAGAAACAGTTTGATAAAATACTGAAAATACACCATAGTTAGTAGTAGATGTAGCTCTAGGTATATCAGAACTACCAGCATGTGTATTTGTATAGACAGATATTTCTTCTCCAGTATCTAATCTAATGTTAGCATAAGAAGATCAGTTAGAACCTGTGCTAATTGCAAAAGTATACTTATTGTATATAGTGTAACCTATAATTAATTGCACTACTCTTGTGCTCTGGATTGATTTAACTCACAAACTAGCATCTGAAGAATCTTGTCTTCTTTTGAATAGAAGATTATAGGAACTATTGTTTCCTCCATTAACGTTTCTTAAAAATACTTTATTTGAATCACTTTGATACTGTACTAAATTAAACCCAGTACCAGGTGGAGAATAAATATATACATCATCGTATGCATCATTTACTCCATCAAATTCACATAATACACTCGTTCCCTTGCTTATATTCAGTGGGCTTGAAGATGAATAATTACTAGGATTTGGATATATCAAACGGAAAGTTCCAAGTCCAGCAAGCTGTGTTACAGTAACACTTTTATAACTTACGTTGTCTGGAGCATAGCATCGTACAACCATAGATCTACTAGTAGTTCCATTTGCGTTTGATGTAGCAGTTAATGCTCTTGTAGAACTATTTAAAGTCAATCAATCATCGCCAGATACTTGAGGTTTTACAGCAAAACTTACTGGACCTATTGTAATTCCAGATGTATAAGTTGTACTATATGTACTATTATCTGTAATATTAACTGTTCCACCTGCTGCAGGAATAGTTGGATAACTTACATTAAATGTATATTTTGTAGTAGCACTATTAGCTTGCTGTTGAACAGTAGCTGTTTTTGTTGAATTAGCAGTCAAAGTACTTCCTGAATATGGACTTTTTGGAGTTCATGTATATTTAAGAGTTTTCGTAATTACAGGAGAAGTTGTTACACCCGAAACTGTAGCACCTTTTGAATTTGCAGTTACTACTCCAGTAGAAGTATTAAGCGTCGCAAATGTTCCTGAAGATCCAGGTCAAGAATATGTTCTTGCCATACTGCCTGCTCCGTATGTTGTAGCAGGAATTGTAGTTGTTGTTCCCCCTGATGTAAATGTAAAAGTTATAACATTATCACTATTCGTAGATGGACTAGAATTTCCTCCACCTGCCCCAATCTGTGCATATGTTAAGTTTTCTGTAGTAGTAAACATTACAGCAGTTACAGCATTAGCTTGTTGGTAAATATCTACTGATTTTGTATCAGATGTTACGCCGTTCATTGTTATTACTAAATTAGCTTTAAGTATCGCCATTCTAGTAGTATACGTAGTTCCACAAGAACTTGCTGTTACTACTCCTGTTGAAGCATTAATAGCACCACCATTAACAGAATTTGTACCAGAATACTTTACTGTAGCACCTGATGTTAGATTAGACAATGCTTCTGTGTAACCAGATGTATAATTTTGAGTTCGACTTTGAGTATAAGAAACAGTAGGACTAACTCCTGCACCAGCAGCATTTACGTCTCCATAAGTTAATGCACTAATAACAGGTTTACCGTATGTAATAGATGTTTTAGCATTAGCAGCAGTATAAAAAGTTGCTTGAGCTATAACTGTACCAGTTGCAGAACTCTGTCTTAAATATATTGTATAACTTTTTCGATCTCTAATTACATTATTGTAAGAAGTTTTATTTAATGTACTAGTAGTTGTACTAGAACTATTTGTATAGTTACTTTTACTTAATGATAAATAATCTGTTCCACTTAAAGTTAAATATGCAGTTCCAGTTCAATACTCTGTAGTTGCTGTTCCAACATCACCTGTACTATATACAGGAGTTTTTGTTCTTCTAATAGAACCTCAAGTAATTGTTTTAGATCCAGCTCCAGCGGGTAAATCTCCAGATGGAACGGTTAACGTTCCAGTTCAATTTCCATAATTATAACTTACTATTTCGTTAGCAGCTTGAGTTAAAGTTAGTGTAGCATTGGCAGAAATACTAGAATTTGAATATCTTAATGTAGCAGTTCTAGCTGCTCCAGCTACTGTAGTTCTATCTGCTGCAGTAACTTTTACTGCATAATTATGATAAGAAGACTGAGCTATACTAAATCCAGTTCCAGATATTGTTCATATATTACCTGGTGCAACAGTTGTATCAAAATTAGTACTTTCAGATGTATAAGTTAGATGAGCATAATACCCATCAATAGTTTGTCCTCCAACTGCAAACGTTGTTGTTTGGTTTGTAGAATTTGCGTTAGTAATACTAGTTGCAGTTACTGCATTAGCTTGTTGATAAACTACTATTGTATCTGTGTCTGTACTTGTAAGAGTATCTCCTCCAACTGAACTTGGATTAGTAAATTTTAAAGTTAAACTAGCGTTTACGCTAATACTTCTACGTGCTCCGATTACTGTAGTTCTGTTATCTCCAGTAACTATACCACTAGAATTTACAGACATTCCTGCTGCAGAACTACTATACGTTCTACTCACTACTGTTTGTGCTCAGAGACTATTAATTTCTGAATCACTGGATGTTTTTACAGTTTCTGACGAAAATACATATTTACATTCTCCTCTACCTTCAGGATTCTTAGTACCACCTTTAGCTGGAATATCACCTGCTGGATATGTTAAATTAGTCGTATAACCTGATTGTGGTTGAGCTGTAATTGATTCTACTTTATTTAGTGCTTGAGTTGCTCTAATATCACTTCTACTATACGATCCTGATTTAGTACCCCCTAAAATATAATTAGCAGAAGGAATTCAAGAAAGAGTAAAGGTTCGAGTTATAGGATTTGATTGAGTTGCAGCAGATATTGTATAGCCCTTAGATGATACAATTACTTGACTACCAGCCATACCTGTAAATGTACCTGTCGGAGTCATTGAATAAACCGCATTTCCGTTTAATGTACCATATGTAGAAGCTGGAGTTGCAGAAGATGTAGATCCAGATGTAAACGTAAAAGTTTGAGCATATTGTCCTTCTCCTTGCGGAGCGTACGTACCACCTTTAGCTGGAATTGTAGGATAGGTAATTGTTTCAGTACCTTGAGCTACTGCTACTTTTGTTACATAATTAGCTGCTTGTGGTGGTTGAGCAAATACTTTAACTGTTCGCCCGTTTAAAGTAACATCTATTTCTGTTACTCTTCCTCTATGATCCGCAGTACTAAGAGCACATAAATTATCTATATTAGTAGTCATATTGGGAAGTGTCCAAGCTCCAGTAGACGTATTAAGTCCAGTACTACTAGTGCCTTCTTCTAATACTGTTATATAAGCTAAATCGACTGTAAGTGGATTTGCTTCAGTTCCTGCACTTCCACCTTTGATACTAAAAAAGAATACAGTACCTACTGTTCCAGTACCATATGATACTTTAGCTGTATAATTTTGTCAATCACCCGTTCCATTTACAGATGACAATCACTCAGTACTTCCTCCTGTACCTAGAGGATTATAATCGTGTTCTAATTGATATCCTTTAGGAATTTTAGCCACAAAAGTACAATAATAGGTATGGCTAGTAACTCCAGTATAAGATACACCAAATCCTCCTAAATTAGGAGTTGTGCCAGAACCTTTGTTTTGCCAACGCGTTATATATCCCCCATTTACTGAAACAGGATTCGTTCCTGCAACTCTTGTTAAAGTACAATTACCAGAATTAGCGTTATCATATACGCCCACAGTTTTTACATCAACCGTAAATGCAGGGTTAGCTAATCATCATTGACGTAATCTAACAGCAGGTGAAACAACCAAAGACTGTTTATATGTAATAGTTGCTCCAGATGTAATATTGTTAGTTGCTCCAGATGTGTATGTAGTATATTGCGAATAACTAACTACTGGTGCTCCTGAATCTCCACCATTAGCAGGAACAACTTTAGTATATCTAGCAAATACATTAGGTATAGAATATGTAGCACTATTAGCTTGCTGTTGAACCGAATAGGCTAAACTTGCGTTTCCATAAGAAGCAGTTCCTGTAGCAGTTAAAATAGTTCCTACTGTGGTTCCCCTAGAAGGAGCAGTAATTTTGTTTCCAGATAATGTTCACCCGTTTGGAGTAGAAGTAGCAGATAATGTAGGAGTAACAGAAATACTACTTGTTGCTGTAGAAGATCCGTTTCAATATGTCTTATAAGTACCACCTATTGTAACACTTCCACCAGAAGCAGGAATTATTGTAATTCCACTTAATATTAATTCATATCGAACTATTCCAGCAGATTGAGTTATAGTAACTTGAGCTTCTTTTCCATCATAACTAACTTTATATATTCCAGATCTAGTTGTTGTAGTTTTATTCTCATCAAAAGTTATAACTCTTTCAGATAATGAACCAGTTCCCCCTACTTTACTAAACGTGCCTAATGAATTAATATCTATTGTTTGAGCTTCGTCAAAACTACCTGTTTGATATCAATCTCCATGAGTTCCATTAGAATATATAGCTCTTTTATATGTAACACTTCCTTTGGTTTGAGTAGCAGTAGCAGATAAAGTTACAGTACCTCCTGTATTAGCTATATTTGTTGTAGGTGATTTAGTAACATTTATAGAGGTAGTAACTCAATCTTTACTAGTTTCTATTTTTTCTTCTTCTGATATTTTATAATAAAACCCATTCCATGCAGCTAAATCAAATAATGGAGATATATCTCCTTCACAAACCCCACAAGAATGAAACTGTATAGTGCCTTGCAGAGAATTAAATCCACAAACAGTATTATCTTTAAAAACTCTATCGTTTCTAACTTCATAGTACAATCTTCAACCATTACCTAATTCAACTTTAGGAGTATCTACACTATAAGGTAATTGAGTATTAGTCCCATTTCATTGAGAAAATAATCAACCGTTTCCGTTGTTTTTAATAATTACTCATATAGTAGTAGTCTTATTATTTAAACTAGTTAAATCTGTTGTGTAAGTTGGGCTAATACTTCATTGATAATTTCCTGTGCCGTTAATACGTTCGTATTGTGCAACTTTACCCATAGAGTCATCATCCACAATGGATCAATTACCTTGATCGTTACTTTTTCAATTTGTATCAAATTCTTCAGACATTAATTGAGCACAACCATCTGGTTTATATACTAAACTTGATCCACAAAAATAAGGAATATTTCTACATAAACCTTGCAAATTTACAAAATTATCTGTAAACGGCAAAACATTTTGAGTAGTTCCTGTTCAATTTAAAAAATATCTATGATCACCTTCAACTCACTTAGCATTTCTTAAATAATAAAATGTATTCCGATTATTTACATAAAAAGTTATATTACCTCTAGAAGAATGCTGACAAACAGCTCAATATTTAACTCAACGATTTAAACGATCCTCACTAACTGTAAGATCACCTGCTAACATTGTAGAGTTTTCCATTGGAACTTTAAAACTAGTTGTTCCATTACTCTCAGATACATATGCTTCTCAACAAATAGTATATGGTGTATTAGGTTTAAATTCTAATCCATTAAATTCTAAAGCATCTCTAGTATTCATTCATGCACCATTAGTTTTAATACATGAAATTTCAAACGTAGTAGTATCAAGTCCTAATATATCATTAGCAACACCTATACTAGCTCAATGTTCTACACTACCGCCCCGAGATTGATTTCTAAGTATATTAAAACCAGGTCCATTTAATCCATATGCGTCATAGATATCAAAATCATATTCTCCCTCAACTACTTTATATCAAAGTAAAGTTACATTTTGAGTTGGACCTCCTTTTGCTGCCGACGGAAATGAATACGCTTGAATACTAGTATTGTTGGTATCAGCAGTAAAAGTTGCTTGTTTTACTTGTGGTTTAATTGATTCAAAAAATAGTTGCAAAACATTAGTTTCAATAATATTATTATACATTATAACGCTTAAACAGCCCTTGCCATCTAGTTGTTCTTGACTAGCGTATCCACAAGCAATTAATGTATAAACTTGCCCTTTTTTTAATATTCCTAAATTTGTTCTCGCAAATCCGTATTGAGCAGAAGTTTCTTGAGTTCTATAATCTACAATTAAATCTCCTGTCATATTTTATATATATTAGAATTGTAGTGGGCATAATTACCCACTACAATATTATTGTCATTCAAATTTCTCATTAGTCAGTTCATTTAACTTAGTAGTTAACTGTTGAACTTTTAAATTAAGAGCTTCAACTTCTAATTCTAATAAGGATTCTTTATCAATATATAATAATCCATTTTTCTTAGTTACTAGCTCAGGAAATACTTTTTGAACATCTTGAGCAATTCTACCTATTGCAAAAGTCCCATCTTTCTTATAATTTCAAGAACGAAGTGGACTTATATTAAGTGATTTATATATATAATTACGTTGTACGTCTTTAATGTTTGTTTTTAATCGAATGTCAGATGTTGTAAAATTAACTCCTTTATATACTTGATTCGCAGTAAAATTACCTTTATTATCAATAGATGCTATACATCCAACTTCACTATTTTTGAATATGAAACCTCTGCCTGCATTATTATTAATGCTAAAATATATAGCGTGATCTCCAGTTACTGTTCCATGAGTACCATATGTTGCAGTTGGTCCAAAGTACATTCCGTAAGCAGGCGCTAAAGCGATACTACTTTCTATTAAACTAATACCATATCCTTCAGGAGAAGTTTGCGAAACACAAAAGCCTCCAGCCGCTTTCATTCTAGCGGTAGTACTTAACAAACTTGTGGACACGATTGCGGTTCCGTCTCATCTTAAGAAATTATCCGCATTGTATGTTGTTCCTTTACTGAAATAAATAGTAGGATTAGAGGTCGATGCAGATATCGATATTGTTCCATCTGAACCAAGAACTATTCCGTCTCCAGTTGAGGTTAGAGTAGTTCTAGTTCCAGTTGATATTTGTTTTATATAACCATAGAAAAATCTATTAGTAGAAGTTCCAATATAAACAGTGCCTTGAGGAACGATATCTCCTACATTTGAGAGATTTCCACTAACATTATTTGAACCATCAAAAGATTGTCCTCAAAGTGTTTTAGCAGAAGATAATTTAGTTGCACTACTAGCATTTCCACTGAAAGAAGTAGCGGTTACGCTTCCTACAAAAGTTATATTTCCTGTAGAATCTAGTACTGCTAATTGTGATCCATCAGCATCTTTAATATAGAAATTAAAATTATCAGCAAACTCTATTGATCCAAGATTTCCCTTACTAATATTACTAAATTTTATTCCAGCAGATGCTGCGGTATCTCTATTAATAGTTAATCCATTAGTTTGAGTACTATTAATAGTTATATCTCTTGAACGAATTTCAAAATTAGTATTTAAGTATGCAATATTATCTTCCTGTGTATAATTTCAAAATCAATCAACTCCATTTTCAACTCTATCAGATTTATAAAAATTTAATCCAATATTATTATTTGTGCCTCCAAAAACAGCAGTATTACCGTTAGCTAATTTTATTCCAAATAAACTAGTATAATCAGATTCTATTAACGGAGCTGCTAGAGCAATAGTATAATGATCCCTTCCATTTATAAGAGTACTAGTATTGCCAGTTAAAGTAATTGCTTTATCACCTGTTGAAAATGTTTTCTTACCCGAAATTGTTTGCTCTGTAGCTAGGGTTACATAAGTATTGTTATGATTATGATCTGATCTAGATGCAGTAGATGCTGTATCATTTCCAGTTACTGTGTTAGCTAGAGCAATAGATGCAGAAATTTCTACATACTGAGTTCCTCCTCATCGATAGGTTTTATTAGTATCTTTCGCAACATATATTTTTCCCGATTCTCCTGTAGGTGGAAAATCGCTAAACGAATCATATTCTAATACATCATCGACAAAAGATGGTAGCTGGCTAGAAGGAACTAAACCACTACTATCTAATGATGCTACTCCATTAGCTACTCCAATTTTATTATTTGGAATAAAATCTAAATTTAAATCGTTTTCTAATTGTGATAAGCTTGTTAAATTTTCTGTATCATATACAATTGCGTTACTATCACTATATGGACGTGATACTTCTAATCCTGCATCTGCAACATTGATTACAGTTCCGTTTATATTATCAGTATTTTGACCTACACGTACCTTAGAATCAACAATATTTAATAAATTTTTTTCTCCATTTATTGTCGAAATGGTTATTATATTGTTTATATCTTTTACAAAATTAAGAGTTCCTGTCATAGTTCCGCCAGCTAGCGGTAAATAATCCGCTAGCTGTGAAACTGTGGCATGTCCTGCAGAATTAATCAGTTCTTCTACTAAGTTTTGATCTACACTACATTTATATTCTTTACCTCTAGTACAAATAGTTGGACCTTCGTCAATAAATGAAATACAACTTTCGAATTCTTCTAAAGTTCCGTCTGTTTCATTACGACTCTTTTCAGCATCATAAGAGGCTTTAGTTGTAAAATGTAAAAAACTTATATCTAATGCCATTTATTTATATTTTAATTTTATACAAAATCAACTCACTGAAACATTGAAGTTACATATTCTTTCACATCATTAGCTTCAACTAATCCGTTTTGTTCAGAACTAGCTGTAGTTATACTTTGTATAGTAATTGATCCAGTTAGATTTTGAGTTGTTCCACTTTTACTATTAGCAGTTAATGTTAAATAATTAGAACCACTTGCAGTAACACTTTGTAAAGCAGTATCTGCTTTGTTTCCTTGTGCTGTAGTAGCTACTCCAATAACATCAGCACGTAGTTCTTTTTCTGCAATCGTTAAATTAACTGCTGGAGACGTTGCAGCTTGTCCATTACGTAATGTAATTACTCCTACTGCTCCACCAATAGACTGGACACCTGTACTTGCAGCAACATCAATTTTATTTTCTAGTTTAGATATAGCTTTATTAATTGTATCTGTTGCAACAATAGAACTACTCTCAGTTCCTTTTTCATATCCAGTTAGAGCTATATCACTTCCTTTTAAAGTTATATCTTGATTTAGAGATAATCCATTTACCTTTCTTGTAGTTGGAACTTTATTATTAAGTTCAGATTGCAGATTATTAATTTTACTAATTGAAAGATTTGGAATATCTGTCTCAAGTATAGGTAACTTTGTTACTTCAATTAACCCGTTTGTTTGTGTAACAGACCTTACAAATCCACTATCTTTATCTGCTACCGTTAATTCAGCTAATTTAACATCTATTTGATTATCAACTTCTGATACTGTAGTTGCTGCTTCAGCAGTTGTTTTAACTGCTGCTAATTGTTGAGATACTGTTGATTCTGAACTAAATCCACTTCCAAGTTTAGTATCAATATCTGTAACAGATTGCTTAGTAGCAATTGTAGAGGTGTCAACTGAAATTACGTTTTTATTAATGGTAATGCCTGAGCCAGCAGTATAAGCATCTACCAATGATGCAAGATCTACTTCAATATTTTCTATACCTGCATCAGTATTAAATGCAATTGTAAGAACTTTAGTTTCAGGATCAAATGATACATTTTGTACCATTCCATCTTTAACAAACTGGGTAGCATCTATACTTGCAATTTCTACACTATCTTGCCCAGATAATATAATCTTTTTTGTTTCAGTACTATAAGATAAAGATAATTCTGAACTTAATGTACCACCACTTAACTTTAATATTTTATCTTCAGAAGCTACACCAGTTACAGTTACTGTGGGGATTGTAATATTAACGTCTTTATTACTTCCAGGAGATACAGGTTCTCCATTAACCTTAATAGTTTCAATAACGTTTACTTGTGCACCAGCCGCAATACCACTGAGTTTTGTTTTCTCAGTAGTAGTATAATCTTCTGTAGATAATCGTTTACCAACAACTTTATCTACTTTTTTATTTAACTCTGTATTAACGTAAGATGTATCTGCTTTTTGACTAAGAGCAGAGGCAACTTCTGTTGCAGAAGCTACATCTGATAAATCTAAATCAATAACTGTACCGTTAGCGTTAGTAATAGTTAGATGTTTTGTTTCTTCATCTCAATGAGCATCTCTAACTCCACCAAAAACATCAGTTGCGGTTTCACTTTTTGCTATTTTAATTAATCCAGTCGAAGTTTCAAAATAAATACGTCCAGGTATTAAATTTAGTGAAGGTACCGTTGTTAACTTAGAAAAACTTAAATTAGTTGTATTTGCCATTTTAATAAAAGATTACTTATGAAATTTCATTTCAAAATATATCTAACTTTCCATCCGTTCCTACTTGAATTGCAGAATTAGCAGAAACAATTTTTGCTACATTCACTACTAAACTTCTAGAAGTACCAGAACCACTTATAGTTAATGTTTCATTAGGACTAGTTAGAGATGTAATACCTCCTGATACTGCTGTTTGAATACTATTACTAAGAGCTTGCATTCCAGCTACAATTGTTTGATCTGCTCCAACATCAACTCCACCAGTAATAGCAGTACCAATCTTAATTGTTGAACCTTTTAAACCTGTTAAATCAAGTTTTAAACCATCTGCTGATTTAGATAATGCTGAATCTGTAGCAGCGTCAAGTTTAAGATCGATTGTATTTTCTTCTGAAATTGTAATCGCCTCACCTGCAGTAAGTGAATCTTGTTTATCTTCAACAGAAGTTTGTAAAGATTCAATATTAGACTTATTAGTTCTAATTTGATTAAGATCTGTATCAGAAATTAAACCAGAACCTTCTACTTTATCAACTTTATTATTAAGTTGATTAGTAACTGTAGTAATCTGTTCTTGTAAATCTGTATCAGTAGCTTCAAGTTCTGTTTTAACTTCAGAAATAGCACCATCAACTTGAGATTTTGTATAATAACCTGAAAGATCAATAGTTCCACCTAGCGGATCCCATTGAGTTCCATCCCAAGCATAATTAGTTCCAGCAGGAGTAGTTTCATGAGCTGCAACTACATTCCATACATCTCCTTTTTTATTTCCTTCAGAAGGAAGTTCTTCATAAGTATCTTTTGTACCTTTATAATCTAAAGCTGAAGCGACAGAAGATCTTAACTCATCTACAAGCGTTTTTAAAGCTTTACCTTGAGCAGCAGATAAAGCAGCATCTGTTCTATCGCTTTCAAGAGAATTGATAATTTCTACAACAGTTCCAGTTGCAAGAGTTTCCCAAACTCTATTAGAACCATCTTCATCAAAACTCTTTAATATATATGCGGTTTTATTTTCTTTTACATAAACAATAAGACCTTCTACTAACTGAATCGTAGGCATTGCGTCACGATCAGCAATAGATGCTTGGATTGTTCTATTGTCGAGTGGTAGATTCGCACCTAAATCAAACCCAGAACCTACCGAAATACCTTTACCAAAATATTCTGCCATGATTAGTTAAAGTTTACATAGTAAGTACTAGGTTGAGTCATTTTACCCGATAGATATACGGTATAGTTAACCGATTGTCCATCTAAACAAGTAACCTGAACGGTACTAGTAGTATAAGTTCCAGTTACATCAAAGTTGTTACTGTCTTTAATATTTGATACGTTCCATCCTGTTGGAGCAGCAAAACAAATATATTGTTCAGTAATTGGTCCAGAAACTTTAACAGTTTTCTTTGCAGATACAGTTTTAGTCATTCCTTTAATTACTTCTTGAGTAATATTATTTGTTGAAACTAATCCTGAGTAAGCTGGGCGATAACCTGTTACGGTTACTTTACTGGAATCTACAGATCCCGCAGGAAGTGGTGTTTGATAATTATTTCCTTTTGAATCTTTTGGTTGAGGACCTTGTGCATACACTGCACGATAATAATAATCCATCGCTCCAGCCACTACTGTTTCTGGAAGATCCTCTATTTTACTTGAACCATATAAAATTTTAGAAGCTTCAATGTTTTGTGCACCAGCTCTATTATTTTGTTTTGTACCTGCTAAATTAATTGCGCCAGCATTAAAACTAACGTTAAAATTAGCAGTAGTTGGAGCAACTGCTCCAATTTCTTGAATATTAGAATAGCTTTTTAAAGAAATACTAGCACTAGGATTAGTGAATGTAGGATTAACCGTAGGGAAAATGAGTGTATCAAAAATTTCATTATAACTTTTACCAGTTAATTGAGCTACTGTTGTGCCAGCAGCAATTCCTCCCAGTTTTTCTACGGTAGATACCGTTGAAGACAAGCTAGACGAATAATTTCCACTCAAACTATCTAATTTAGCTTTATCTTCTTTAGACATCAAACCGTCTAATACTTCTGACGCTTTCGCTAAAGCTACATCAGTAGTATCTCCACTAGTATAGTGTATAGTTAAACAATTATTTGTAGAATTTAATGTAACGTCTTGTACCTTACCTCCCCCATATGAATGGTTGTTCATAAATATTTCATAAGTATCGGTACAAAAGTATATCCCATTGCCATGTTGACTAGCGTCATACGAGCTTTTTGGGCCTCTGTAAAATAATACTGGAACTGCCATTTAATTATTGTTTTTAATTAATATCGATTCATGTAAGTGTTCCTGCAACAATAATTTTTTGTTCTAAAACATCAACTTGCTGATCTATTTCGGTTTTAGTATAATAATTAGTTAAATCTGCTACGGTTTTGCCTGATCCTCATAGTTCTCATCTATGTGTACCTTGCCCGTTATCTATTCAAACATATTCATCAAACAAATCATTTCCACTTGAAAGATGATTAGGAATTAAATATATAACATTAGTTTCTCCAGATTCAGGTAAAGATTGAACTATTTTAAAACTAACATTATCTCATGTAGCAATTTGTCCTAAAGTTTCAATAAATTGTTCTTCTGTCAAAGTTCCTCCACCTTGAACATATTGTTCATAAGCTGAATAACCTCTCGGCCCTCTATATTGCTCATCATCTGCATTCGTTGGATCATATCAGATCATATTCTGACAATCATCATAAGCAGGATTTTCAGGATGCATTTCCTTATATTCACAAGGTGATTCTGGTCCAACATGAATGTTTTGATCTCCAGGAGCTCCTTGAGGAATATAAAAATCAAATACTGCATTAGTAGGGTCAGAACTAATATTTTTTACATTAGCAGGTTCAGTATATTCTACTGTAGTAGTTTTATTAACAGTAACAGTAGCATTATCTCCCTTTTCTCCATATACTCTACCCGCGTCTTGTATTTCATTATTAGTTAAAGTAACTATTAAATGAGCATTTTCATTAATTAGTAAAGTTTTAATTCCAACTCCTCTAATTTCTTCAAGACTACAAATATTCGTTCATCCTCCCTCAGAACCATAATATTTCCATTGTATGTGTCCATCTGCTCTTCGTAATAATACTTCTCTGCCATCTTTGCCATCATTTCCTTGAGGACCTCTTACATTTCCTAAATCTCTAGCTTGGTTTTCAGAAGATAATCGAACTCATAAATGAAAACGTTCATCAATAAAAACATCTTCTATTGTATCTCCTTTAGGACCAATTAGTTCACTTAATGGAACTAATGAATACCAATCGTCTAAATTTTCATATTTTCATTGAAGTTCTATTCCATTGTTTCTAATTATTACAGGAACTCCATTTTTTCCAGTAATGTCTGACAATGGAAGTAGATTGTATCAATAAACAGAGTCATAAGAAAACTGTATATAATTACTAGCTACTCTTAAATTTACTTTATCTCCTTTAGGACCTTGTATACCAGGATCACCTTTATCACCTTTATCACCTTTATCTCCTTTATCTCCTTTTTGTCCAGTATCTCCCTTAGGTCCTATTAGATTTACGTAGATTCACGTTTCCTCATTTTCTCTTTTAACTCCTAAATTTGTCCCATCCCATTTAAATTGCAATCCAATTCCGTCTTCTCCGTCTTCTCCTTTTTGCCCTGGATCTCCTTTATCTCCTTTGATTAGAGCAGGATCTGGATTAGGTAAGTTTCCGTTATTCTCTCAACTTAACATTCCTGAACTAGGATCAAAGTGAGGAATAAAAACAGCACCTTTTTCGCCTTGTGCTCCAGGTTGACCTTGCATTACTAGAGTTCAATATTCATTATTTACTTTACTAACTAATGGTTCAGAGTCAATACTAACATCATTAGATCAATGTGTTTTTTTACAAGCAAAAAGAGCATTATCGTGAGAAACAAAATCGACAGTATATTCATCATTAAAGTAATGACTGTTTGGATTTCACTCCTCATATCTAAACGATAATCCACGATAGAAATCAATAGTATTATTGTAAGCAAATGTTTGACGTGAAATATTATTTTCGATATTAGAAGCATTTAAATTTCCTGAACTAATTGTTCTCTTCATAATATTGAATTATTTTAAAATAATCGTTTCTAGATATATCTCCGTTTTCTATATAATCTATTGTGTTCATAAGATCATCTAGAAATTTTAAAGTTTGTTTATCATATGTATATCCGAATTTTAATTTTTCTAATTCTGATAGATACACATTTAAAAAGATATTATATAGTTGCTCCACAATCACATTTATTATAATTTGTCTCTCCTAATATATCTTTACATATATAATTACACGAAGTCAAATCTTCAATTATACGTTGTGCTTCTAAATAACTTCCTTGTTCAATTAAATAACTTAAGATATATACAGAATCAAATAGAAAATTTCGCATATTTCTTATAGATTCATCAGATGAGCAATTATCATATGTACACTTACTATTAAGATTATCATAAATCATCTTCTTTTGTAACGAAATTAAACATTTATTTAAATAACAAATAGATACAATTTGTTTATTCGTTCAATATTCAATTTCATCAGTTATTAAACTAGATAATTCAGAATAATCTTCAACTTTCTTTGCAGATTCTACGGTTAACGTTTCATTTTGCCCGTCAGTTGTTCCTATATAAATATCTCAAGTGTTTCCGTTACTATAATAAAACAATTTCCCACTCGCATTATATGTATCCGCATCTGAAGATTTAAGATGTTCTAATTTTTCAATACAATATTTGTTATATATATATAAACCATCTTTAGGTAACTTATACAGATAAGGAGTTCGAATATCATTTGTTTCTAAATCTAAACATCTTATAGAATCTTCGAGAACAGTTAAATCATCTGTACTATAGGAATTATTTTCTAGGAAATCAATAAATACATGCTGTTTTCAATCACTATTTTCTTCTTGCCATTTTTCATAACTATGCTCAAAATTAGACGTTCCTGTAATATCTGTTACCTGTAAATAACATCCAGACGTCATAGTTATTTCTACTTCAATTGGACGTGATGCACTCATCTGTTTAAATATTTGTTTTTATTTTATTGTTATATGGATTTGAGTCATATAGCTGCATTTGTTCAACTTGGATTTGTTTTTCCTTTGTATCAATTACTCTATCATTATAATCCTTATTATCTCGGATTTTTTGCTCTTCTAAAGATATACGTTTACGTTCTAAGTCAAGTTTCTCTTTACTATTTTTATCAACTTGATTCAATAGTTTTTTATTTTCGGAACTAAGTTGTTCTAGTTGTTTTTGAGCTTCTTGAATTTGAGATTCGTACTGTTGTATACGTTGTTGTAATTGAACTAATTGATCATTTTCAAGTTTCTTAGATTTCATTGAACGTGTTATATAACGTTCTAAATCGTTCATATTTTTAGCTTTGAAGATATTAACTACTAATTCAGAATCGGCTAATCCTGCTTTAATTAACTCAGGACTAACTGATTTTAGAGCTTCCATATCTCTATAAGTCCTAGTACTATCTTCAATATGAATATCAAAATCGGTTATTGTATAATGTTCAGGTAATGCCGTAAATAATTTGGCATATTTGTCTCCTAAAATAATTGTTCCTTTAACTCCCTTTTTAAATACTATTTTAGCTAGATTTAACATATCGTAGTTTACTTCTTTATACATTAAATCCATTGCATCAAAATACTGTTTAGTTAATAGAGTAGATTGTTTAATTCCCACTTGTACGTTTGAAACCGCATCGCGTTGCTCTATTTGACCTAACTTTTCTTGGAATACTCCTGTAATAGATGATGCTTGTTGTTCAACAGATTGAATTGCAAGTTGTATTGCTTGTATTGCTTGAACTTTTACCGTATCATCAAATCCGTTAAAAATAGTATTTAATGATTGCCCTTCTTGAGAACTATCTAAAATAGCTACTCCATTCTTTTTTCAGGCTAATCATTTTTGAATTCTTTCTGGCATTTCAACTCCTAATGCTTCAGGAACATTAGCTAAGTCTAACCATTCACCAACAGTTCCACTAGAAGCAATTAAGTTGTCTCTATAGAACAATAGCATATCGTATTTGTCTTGCAAGTCAGAAGTAGCTAAAATAAGAGAGAATGGTTGTCCGTTTTTATCTAAAAAGAACGTTCCATTAACTGATAATGTACATTTACTTGGATAATCGGAAGAACGAACTACATATTTAGATTCACCTCTAGTAATATAAATATCATTTCCAATTTTTACACCTTCATGTCTAGTTAAATATCCTGTTTTTTTATTAACTTCAAGTCATTCAACTTCATAAACTGGAATAGTATTAAGTAATCTATGTCCATTTATTGTTTCATCAAATGGCAACATTGGAGTTACTTCTAATCCTCCTAATATACCCGTACTTGTTCCTTCTAAAATGGTTCCTGTATCAGTTCTAATTTCTGTATTAGCTGCGGGAACTCTTACAAATACACTGTTAAAATATGCTTGATTCTTATGAAAATCATTATCTAAAGATTCTAAAGCTTCTGAAGTTAATTCATCATGATATCGATTAATTATTTCCTCTTTAGTCATATATTTGCGAATAACTGCTCGATAAGAATCTTTTAAATAATAGGAGTTAGTATTACGCTCAATAAATGTATTTAGAGGATTTAATACTTCTAATGATACATTTTCTCCATTTTCAGTTGGAACTACTCGATAATAGCATGTTCCTGTAATTAAGAGATCTGAAAATAACTCTCGCATCTTATTTTTTAAATCTATATTGCGAGATTGACGTAAATATATTAGTATATTCTGTGCTGCAATTTCATATTCAGAAGTGAAAGATTCTTCTGTATCTGCAATTAATTTATCTAATTCTGCCTGAATAAATGGATCATTATTTGCAAGCTCTCTGTTATCTAATAATATTGGAATAATAGAATTTTGTAAATATGATTTTAAATACTTATAGACAGTTTCGTTAATTTTTAATTGCTTTTCTCGCATAATATTAGAAACAGTTTTAGAATCTTTACAAGATATTTTTAAATCAGGTTCTAATCCTAAATACTCTCCAATTAATACATCGATATGTTTTTTAATTAAAGGAGTAAAATTAATAGAGGTAGGAGTACCTATTCCAAAATTATCTTCTAAATGTCTAAACTGTTCTGCATCTCTAGTACAATGATAATAGTTATATGCTTTTCTAAGCTTAACTTTATCGTAGACCAGTTCAGCAATTGTCTTTTTAATTTTTTCAATATCTGTATTATTCATTATAATATATCGTTATTACAATAATCGTCTGTATCGATACATTGTGACTCATATCATTCATGTTTAATTGCTCGGAAATGATGTGCTCGTTCTATTTGGCGTTTACGTAAGTCCTTAGCAATAAACTTTAGAAATGATTCTTTATCTCCTTGATAGTTAATAACCATAGGAGACATTTCCTGGTTTAGATATAAGTTTAATGTAAAATCATCTTCACTTTCGATTACTTTTAAGTGTCCAATATACTTACAACATGTAACTTTTTCAATAATATCTAAAACCTCTTTTTCTAATTGCGTCATGTTGTTGGAATTATACCATATCGTTTATATCCTCTGTCATCAATATATCATCCAATATCTTTTCAAGTTTTAGTAACTTCGTTTTTAACTTTAGGATTAATTCCAGTTAATTCTTCATCCGCCATTTCACACATCCCAAGAGCAGCTACAATATCAAATTTTCTTTTATTTTCGTATGAATAGTTTAGTAACTGTTCAAGCATTTCATCAGAATCAATTCCATAACAGTAATCATTTACAAAGTTATTGATCAATTCTAATCCGTGTTTAATAATAGTTTCTGTTGCAGGTACTCCTATCATGGCCGAATTTCCTTTTTTTATATCTCCTAAACTAGATTTTGGACGTCGCATAAATAGAGAATCTTTCTTTTTTTCTCTAAAGTAAGTTAATATACTGATTTTTGTATGTTCAAGTAACGCCTTACAATTGTACCATACTAAAATCTTCATTGCGTTTTCATAAGCTTCTCGTATGTCTCTTGGGCGATCTTTATAAATGCAAACATATTTAGGTTCATTTAAACCAAATACTCTTCTTTTTACAACAATACAAAAATCTGATACATCGTATTGTGTTGCAGAATCCCCAGTACCCTGATCGATAGAGTCTATTCCTGCAACATATAAATTATTATATATATTACCTTCTCCATCTCGTTTTGGCTCTTCGTAAACTAATATTTTACTATTAGGGCTAGATACTGCTTTAACTTTATTACGAGAATTATCATCGTCTTCTCTGTCTCATAATAACGATATATGTTGCGGAGGAGTTCCCATTTTATGTACTCGAATTTGAGTAATTCTGTCTGCAATTAATACAGAGTCGAATATATTTTCACCTTGTCGTAGTAATGCTTCTTTAGGAGTAAAACAATATTCAGAACAATACTCTAATAACCGTTCTCCTGATTTTAATTTACGTTGTTCTTCGTAAAAAGCTTTAGCTCGTTTAGTATCAGTTACACCTCGATTATCAACAAACCCAGGACGCATCATAAATTCGTATGCTGGAATAAAGAATCCAGTATACTGTGCTGTACCATCGTCTGAATAGAAGTTTTTATATGGAAGTACTCCTGCGCTTAATGGATCTTCAAACATTTTAGCTAAACCAGCTAGAGCAGGCCCCATGTCTCCACCAGTATTATGGGTTATTATATCATTAGCTAAATATGTATGAGAATCGTTTGCTGTTAAATTATAGATTCTATGAACACCTATGTTTTCTATAGATTTTACAATAGCTGTTCTAGTTCCATTATAATTTTCAAGGATCTTATCAATATATGGAGAAACTAATTGTTTAAGAGATTCTTGTTTATATTTAATTAGTAACGGTATACTTTTATAAAAATTGACACAACTTAATTGATCTCTAATGTTCAAATCGTATCAGCCATTTTTATCTTTTCTACCTTCTTTAATACAAGGTTTGTGGCAATATATTTTACCCCAAATTCCGAATTTCTTTAACAATAATTGTATCTGTTCAATTAATTCTTTGCAAGATTGAGATATTTGAATTCCCTTTTTTGGATTTATATATCCATCTGTATCAAATAATCCTGCAAGTAATAAAGCAGCATCATTTTTATTTAAACGTAGGAAGTTATTAGGAAGTCTTTTATTATTTTTTGTTTGTCCATAAATTCCAATAGATCTTAATGTTGGAACTAAGTCTAAAATTCTATTTTCTTCATATAATCTTCCATCTGTTGTTGTATGAGAAGTTTCTAAAGATGTTTTATAATTAGATTTAACATAGTTGTTTAATTCTGGATCGCAATTGCAAAACCTAGGTGTTTTATTAATTCCGTATGAACCATCACCTATTAACATCCCTATTAATCTAGGATCTGGGATACTTTCTTCCCCAAATACTCCTACTTTATCACACATATATATTGTATTATGTGATTTTCTAGGCATTACATCTTTAGCTTCAACTCAAGTGGGGATTTTCTCAATAATTCGTTTATTGCCATTTCTATGGCTTTTCTTATACATAAAAAGAATAGGGTGATCTGTACTACATTCTAATATTCCTTGATCTGTAGTAATTCTAACACATTCTTTATGTAAAGGTTCTTGTATGTACGTAATTGGTTCTTTATTAGATTGCCCATTTTTAAATCCAATAATTCCCATATCTGGAGAAATATTTTCTATATTAATCTGTTCTCCGTTATTAATTCAAACCTTTGTTCCAGCACATACACAACCTCACCCAATCTTAATCCCGACTCTAGCTCCTCCTAGTTCAACTAGAGCAGTACCTTGCGTTCACGATGTTGAAAGTATTGGATTAGATCCAGCCTCTTCAAATAAGAGTCTATCTACACGTTCACCTCTAATTTTTCTTGGATGATCTGCTGTTATTCCTTCTATATCAGCCATTCGCCCAAATTCTATGCCTTCACTATCAACAAGAGATGCACGTTTGTGTTTTATATTATCGATTTTCTGACGAAGTCGTTTCATACCTCCGTCAGTATTTTGATTTAATCAGTTTAATTGTACTCAGCATTTACCTAATACGGTATCAACATAACTCTCAGTATATGCTGTATAAATAGTAGTAAAACCTTTAGTAGTAATAAAAGGACGAACACCTAAACAAGCTCCAATTTCTGAAAAACCTCAATTTTTGTTATCTCTAAGGCTTTTTATCCCTAGACTCTTATAATTTCTTATAAGTTCAGCATATATTTTCATCCTTAACTAAATATTAGGATGTTTCGCTCTCGTGGAAAGTTTATCTCTGTGATTCCTTTCTATGCGTTACGATGGTCAGTGATTAATTGACTTATCTCGCTGTTAACATAGTGATTTTAATCACCTTAGTCTTCTGCGATATAGCGAAATTTATTACTTTTATATTACTATAAAAGAGGGCAGGTATTAGTTTACCCCACGAGATTTTAATGCAACACAATCTTTATAAAGATATTCGCACATTTCTAGATAGTGAAAATATTCATATTGTTTTGCAAAAAAAGTTGGAAATGCTTCGGTACGTCCCGCACCAGCTTTTTTCTCTCCATCAACAGTTTTCATTCGATAGAAATTCAAAAAGAAATAATGATCTCCAGTTATCCTATATTTTCCAACAGTATAACCATCTACACAACGTTTATACTGTTCTGTTCAATAATCACGATAAGGTTTGCTATTTTTAGGATATTCTGTATAATGTCCTCTTTCCATAAACAATCTACCTGCCTCAGTAAATGGAGTTGGATCAAAATCTAAACCTTGAGTTTCATTTATAGGTCTATAACCAGTTAATTCATAAGATAATTCTGGATCAAAATATAATATTTCTTCATCAAGAGGAACATCTCACGCACCATTGCGTTTTCTATGTCCTTCCTTAGGAAACTCATAATATGGACTTTCCTCTTCGTCTTCTGTTTTTGATACAGTTACATCTTGAAATAATTTCTTTTTTAATTCTTCTTCATACCTGTCTGCAAATGTAGGTAAAGTTGCAGGAGGATTTTTTCTTGGTCTACCTCGTTTTCGTTTTACTTCTTGTTCCATTATTTATATTTTTATCTTTGGAGTTGATCCATATCTCCAAAACCTGGCTCGTTATCTGCTCTTAATTTGGATTGTGCTTTTAAACCTTTCTTATATGTAAGTTCGAGTTCCTTTAAATAAGCATCCATTTTTCCAATTTGAGTTAAACTTTCCATAATTTTTTTAGGATCGTTAATATATTTACCTCCATTTAATTCATCTCTTTCGTTAAAATCGATTGAATCTAAAAATACTCTCATCTTTTCTAGAGTTCTAAATGCAGTTTTAATCAAACTTAGAATTCTTGATGAATCTTTAAGTTCTATATATTTTCTACAAGCAGCTCTAAAAGTTTCATCATTAAACTCTTTTTCAGTAAGTCCGCTATCTTCCATAGCTGCTTGATGTTTCTCTTGTTCTAAGTATTCAAAATATGGAGATTTATAGTCTAAAGCTAAATAAATATATGCAAATTCTCTATAAGCACGTAAACGTTTAATACCTTTAGGATCTTCTTTACATTTATTTCTGTCTTCGTTTCATAGAGCTGCAAATTCTTTAATTAGCAAAATAGAATATTCATTAATCTCTAATCTCTGTAAATCATTATTAAATATAAATAAATCCATATTATTCCTTATAAAGTAAAAAGATATCTCTTATACCTTTCCGCCTTTTTTGTAAACTCCATATTGTTTCCATCTTTGTTGGAATCAATTAAAATCTGGCATACCTTTACTAAATGTTTGTATATCTGGCGCTCCACTTCCTCCATTTGAGATGACTCTTGTAAACGTTGTATCAGTTGGAGTTATTACTCTCTCTGTATAACCTTGACCTGGAGCATATATACGGTCAATAACTTTACCTGATGGGGAAGCAACACGTTGTATTGTTCTTTGGCCCCCTCCGTCAATGTTTGGTAAAACTGTTGTTTTAGCAGAGTTGAATGCAAAAGTTCAAGGAGTTAAATAACCTTTTTGGTAAGTTTCAACTTTAGATTTCGATTTAGATTTAGTTTTTGTGCCATTTTCAGCTTTTACGATTTTCTTAGTATCACATCCGCAGGCACATTTTTCAACAACTCCTCCATTTTCGAATACTTTGTGCATTTCACATCCACAGGAACATTTCTTAGTTTTTAGTTTGCCACCTTTTTTATGCAAAGAAACAATGTAATCTAATTTACTTGTAGGAAGAATTCCTCCATTAGCAAATTTAGAAGGGTCTTTATCTTGTTCTTCTAAGAACGTATTCATTAGAGTCTGAATAGTTTGTTTACCTTCGTCTGTTTCATATAATCGATTTAAATCTTCTGCAACTTCTTCTAAAGATTTGCCTTTAAATTCTTCAAATTTTGTTGGAAGTCATTCTAAAAATTTTTGTATTTTCTTTTCGTCCATTTTATTTAACAAATAGTCGTGTTATATTTATAATATGGTTCTATAGGAATATTTTTAATATAAGGAACATATGTATTAGAATTGTCAAGAAAGTCTTTAATTTTCTCAAATTCATCTACACTACATTCTATATATTTAATATAAAGATTATTCAGATAAATCTTCATTTTCATAAAACTTTAAATCTTTAGTAGAAAAGATTGCTTCTTGTAAAGTAGCATTATTGTCATATCATCTACATCTAATTCCTTTAAATAAGGATTCAAGATTCGCTCCTTTCTTTATCGTTTGCATTACTCTTCCTACTACATACATGACTGGACGATTTGGAATTGGATGTCTTAATATTACCAAATCTCCAGGATTAAAAAATATTTTATCTTCTAACATCATTAATTTTTATTTACAATTCTACATATAATATTTTGTTCTGTAATAGCATAATATCCTTGATTATCAAAAGGTATTGGAACAGGAATATTTCTACAATACACATCCTCTCCAACTTTTACATTTTTACATTCAGGTCCAATAGCAATTACTTCTGCACAAATAATTTCCTGATGAGATTCTTCCATTTCTCCAGATTCGTGACTAAAATACATTTCATGTCCATCTAAACCATAGATAATCCCTGAAGCACTAGTCTTAATACTACGATAGGGATTTCTATCATAAAGTTTAATGATTACATTACTATTACAAGCTACAATTTCTTTGTTAGCTGCAGATTTAACTCCTTCATTTTGTTTACATAAATTATCTGCCATTTCAAGTTGAGCTTGTTCTTGTAATTTTTTCATCACTTCTTTATCTGTTGTAGTTAAATCTTCTGATTGATCGAGTCCTGGCATATAATGTATGCCTGTTAATTCCATTTTTCTATTTCCTAAATCCATTTTATCACTTATTTTTTAAACATTTTTCTTCTCTTACTCGGACTTTAGCATCTAATATACATCCACATAAATCACAACTATCTTGACCTAAAAATTTTACATTATGCTGACAGTGCTTACAAATATCTAATCGATAATTTGCTAAATCTTGTTCTTTTAAAAAGATTTTATTGTATCAACCTATTAATATATGTTTTATATTAATCTGCATATTATCATTTTCTTATAATACATTTTGCATTTGATAGACGGACTTTTTTACTTAAATTACAACCGCACCCTTTAACGTATCCTTCTTTTCCGTAATTTACCACATCTTTTCCATCTTTACTAATATATAAAGAACTATTACAAATAGGACCTACTGGAGTCTTTTTATATAATGGACACTTCATGCATATCTTTAAACGTTTATTACTTAAATTCTCATTAGCTCCAAATAATTCTTTAATATGTCCATCTAATATATCTATAAATCCCATAATATTTTATTTAAAAAAGATACTCCAATTATATTTATAACCTTTTAACTTGCAATTGTAACGATTACTAATATACGATTGGAGTATCTTTTGATAATTCTTCTTTTATAAGTAGTTGTTTTTTGTAGTGTTTAAGAAGTACTTCTACTTCTTTTTTCATATATTCTACTTCAATTTCTTCAACTTTATTTGAATGATCAATGTGAATTAACTTTAACATTTTAATATTTAAATCTGGATTAATTTGTTGAAGCAAATAAGCATACATTGATAATTGAAGTGTATAGTGCATTAAATTACAATCCTGAATTGTATTTAAAGGATATTTTAGACATTCGTATCGTTTTGTTGATTTATTATAATAAGATTTGCGATCGATTTTTTTATTAGTTTTAAAATCTATAATTATTATATCGTTCCCATCTTTAATTAATAAATCAATTTGTCCTGCAACTCTCAATACGCCATCTCTTGATTTTACACTAATAAGAAATTCTGGATATACTGCTTTTTCTGTATCAAGTCGATAATGTCCTTTTTTAACACTAAATTTCCCACCTAATCCGTATCTTTTTAGTTCTTTTTCTGGATTTTGATACATTGCGTTTTCAAACTTAGCATGTATTTTAGTGCCACGTTCACAGGATTTATTTTTTTCATCTTCGTAACTTTGTAAGATTTCTTCTCGTTTAGTATTAAATTGAGATTCATCAATACTAAGTTTATGTAAAATAGATGGATCAAATTTTTTAGTTGCAAGTAACACTTTCTTTAAAGCTGCAAACGTTACATCGTCTGTTAATGATTCTAATGCTTTATATGCTGATCAAAAAGCAGAATCAAATATATTAGTATAATTATGAATTAGTGTCGTAACAGATATATAATATGATCCATCTGTTTTATCTATATAAACATGTTGTTGATCATTATAAATTACATTGTCATTTTCTTTATCAATAGATAAGTCATTATAAAACTTATCTTTTTCTAAAATCATTGTCATAAATTACTAGTATTTTAATACATCTCTAATAACGTGTCCTTGTCCAATTAAATCATGTACTACATTTGGACTAGTTGGAACTTCGCCATCACAACTAAAACACCACAATGCAGCTAATGGGGAATTATCTGTATTACGTATAAGAATTACAATATATCCTTTAATATTTTCATTTAAACATCTAGTATAGGAATTTTTATCAATTGTTTCTAAAGATTTTAAAGTTCTTATTACTTGGCCATGTTTTAATAATTCTGCATTTAAATCTGAGTACATAGATGATGGAACATTTTGCATTTCAGTTTTTTTAGCAGTTATTTTCATTTTTATTTCTCTTATTCTTTCATGAGAAATAGACATTCTTAAATACGGCATCCCATTAGTCATTGTGATATTATCATGATAAATCATTAGAGATGCACGATTAAATCCATAGGTAATATTTAAATTATCTAAAATAGAATTAATAACTCTATCTACTTCGGGAGATTTTTCAATAACATGATTTAATATACTATCATGTCTTTGGTTTATTTCATTTACTAATTCTGTTTTAGAATTTATAACTAAACGTTCGGTATATTCTTTAGTAATTATATTTAATGCAAAGACAATTAACAGTATAAACAATGTTCTTCAAACATCCTTCCAGTTTTTAATTTTATCAACTATAAATAAGAATCAATCTAGAAAAGTATTTCACATTTTATTACTTAGTTTTAAATTTTTTATTTTTACTTTGCAAATTTATTTATTATTTTTGTGAAATACAAAATAAAAATATTTAAACTAATAACTTGCTAAATATATTTAATATGAATGATTTTAATTTAGATTTTAAAACTTTACAAAAACAAATACAAAAGTTATCTAACTCAAGCACAATAGATTTACCTAATTTATTTATCGATATGATTGAACATTTAAAGAAGGGTGGGAAAATCTATATAAAGAAGGCTAATCGTGGTAAGTTTACAGCTAGTGCTAAAAGAGCTGGACAAACTGTACAAGAACATGCTAGATCTGTACTTAATGATCCTAATGCAACTCCGCTACAAAAGAAGAGAGCTAATTTTGCTAGAAATGCTGCTAAATGACATCATAATAAATAATTATGACTTCAGAAGATCAAAAAATCTTATTTGAGAAACTTGGAAAATAAATGAATTATACATTAGGTTTACCTAATTTTAAATTAATTAATGATGTTATTTATAAACTTTGTACTAAGTGTAAGAAATATAAACCAATGACATCTAAATTTTTTCCTAGACGCAATAATGTAAAGTGTGGATATGGATCTCATTATAAAGAATGTGAAAAGGAAAAAGAATCTAAGCGTATAAGAATTCCAAGTTTTAATGAAAATGGAGAACTATATTGTCATGTTTGTAAAACTTATAAAGATGTTTCAGAATTTTATAAAGGAGAGAAATATATTTGCCGACAAGGATATTCTAGAGAATGCAAAGATTGTGAAAAAGAAAGGAAGAAAATTAAAAGAGCTACTCAGGAAATTAACGATCGAGATCGATTTTTATCACGATTATTATCTGGATGTAAAACTAGAGCTTTAAAAAACAATATTCCTTTCGATTTAACAAAAGAGCAATTAATCGAATTGTTTGAAAAACAAAATGGAAAGTGCGCATTATCTAATTTAGAGATGCAAATTGTTATTAAAGCAGGCAAAAATCCTTTTAATGTTTCTATCGATAGAATTAAACCAGGGAGAGCATATTCTTTATCTAACATTCGTTTAGTATGTAATAGTATAAATACAATGCGTTCTAATCTATCAGATGAAGAATTCCTAAGTTTTTGTAAAGCAGTAGTTGACTATTTATCTATATAATAAAATAATGAAAGATTTCTTTATTAGATTATTCACTGCACAAAGTGGTTTAAGTAGTAAACGAGTTTGTGGAGTTTTAGGATGAGTGGCATGTCTTATTATATGTTTATGATGTACTTTTCATGGGATACAAGCTCCAGTTATTGTAGATACTCTATTTATATGTAGTACTACTCTATTAGGTGCAGATTCTGTAGTAAAAATATTTAATAGAAAGAAAAATGAAAACAATTATCAAAATTCGTAGATGAACTTGAGAATTTCCTCAATCGTTACTAGGAGCAATACTTCTTCCGTTTTATAATAAAACTAGATTAAAAACGTTTACATATAAAGATCAGGAGGTTTATATTTATGATAAATTTCCTGGAGGAATTTCTTTAGGTTATTATGTATTATTAGATTATAATAGATACGATTGGGACAACAATAATATACGAATTAGTTTAAAAAATTCTATTAAACATGAGGCTGGACATGGTATTCAATCTAAATGATTAGGTCCTTTATATTTACCTTTTGTAGGGCTATTAAGTGGATTACATAATTTAAATTGTAGGCGAAAGCGTAAAAAAGGTATTCCTTATGATTATTACAAATTTTTTGTTGAAGCCTGAGCAGATAAATTAGGAGGAGTTAAAAGAAATGAAAGCAAATAAATATTTTGATATAAAAGAACTAGTTCCAAAAGAGGTATATGAAGAATTAGGAGAGGAAAAATCATTAGCTTTACTTGACTCTAGAGCTTTAAAAGCATTAGAAGAAGTTAGAGAAATATTAGGAATTCCTTTAATATGTAATAATTGAGCATCTGGAGGTAGTAGAAATTATTGTGGATACAGACAGCCAGATTGTAAAATCGGAGCTAAAAATTCGCAACATAAAAAAGGCAATGCTTTTGATTTAATTAGCAATAAGATGTCAGCATCTAATATGAGATACGAATTAGAAAAACATAAATTAGAATTAACTATTCCAATTCGTATTGAAAAATGAGATCAAAATGGCAGAGAGACTACTTGATTACATATAGATACAAATAATTATAAAAATAACAATATTTATTTTTTTAAAGCTTAATGTATTATGGAACTAATGGCAGATATTATTTTAGGTATTATGGTAATTACATTGATTTTAGGAATGTTATCTATTATTCCTATGGCTATTCCTGTGGGATTAATATTAATAGACGCTTTATTATATGGAATAGATACTTTTACAACAAAAGAAAATGAAGAATTGACTTAGAGCATTAGGTTGAATATTTGTAATATTATTTACATTAATAACAACGTTTATAACACATAGTCCATGTTGTGTATTTATATTCATAGCTGGAGTTATATGTTTAGCAATAGATCATGTCAGACAAGGATAAATACTATATAGACGGATATGGAACAAAACGTCCTAAAGACGTTCCATTTTGAGATTCAGCAAAAGGACAATTAGTTAAGAAAGCTGGTAATGATTTACTAACAACTGGTTCTTTTGCGTTAGGATTATTACTTCCATTTGGGAAATTAAAGATATTAAAGACTCTTTCTAGAGTACTAAACGGTGCGGCAATTGCAGATTTTGTAACTAGTGATCGAGTAACTACAGTAGACGATGATATTAAAATGGAGAATATGGTAAAGCTGCTGTAACTGGACTTGAAGCGTTATTAACTGCTGGAGCAATAGGCAGCGGATTTAGTAAACTTCCAGGAGTTCAGAAAAGAGCGGCAATGTTTGCAAGAGACGGATTAGTAAAAGATAAGATGGTTGTACACAGAGCTATTGCTTTACCTAAAGGAAAGAATAAACCTGATTTACAATATAAACGTACAGGTGAGAACGTTTACGAAATTCCTGAAACTGAAAAGTATGTAGGAAGTTATGATACAGCAGTTAGCTCAGTTAATCCAAAAGATTTAAAAAGAACAGTAGTAGAACATTATAAATTACCAGCTAAGAAAGTTAGAGTTCTTGAACACGATGTTTATCCAGATGGGCAAGTAGATTTAGTAGCATCTATATCAAATGATATACTACCTACAAGTTATTCATTTATTAATAGAGCACATCCATATAAATTATCTGAAGATGTTTTAAAGAATATACCTATGTACAATTGAGAATCTGTAGCTAATAGAATACGTAATTCATTCGGAATTAGTGGAGGATTAGGTGCAACAGGAACTTACATATATTTAAGAAATGAAAAAGGCAGCCGTTAATTCGACTGCCTTTTGTTGTTTTAGGACTTTACAAAATATTTATCTTTAATTCTTTTAAGGAACCAACCAGATCCAATTCCAAATACATACGTTACTAACGCAATAATTGTTACATAAAATGGAAGCAATTTGATTGCTGCTAAGATTGCTACTATTACAACTATTATAATAGTAGCTAAAATTCATTTTTCTTTAGTTGTCATTTTAAATCATTGTGTGTTTGTGTTCTTTCTCTAATCTCTTTTTCAATATTTGCTGGACGTACATAACCTGAAATCAATCCATTATTAACATCTAAAGGAGTTTGTCCAGAATGAAATAATTTATGATTTGTTTTAGTTTTAACTCAATCCATGTAAGTATCTTTTCCTTTAACTGTATTAATTAGATAATCGGCTTGTCTTTTTAACATACTATCTGTTGGAATTGTAGTATCTAACATATCTTGATATCGTTCAGGAGATCAATGAATTAAGCCGTTATATTTCCCGCTAGAAGAGGGATTATCAACTTCTCCTCCACTTTCATGAATGATATTACTAATTAAACTAAGAGCTTGTTCTTCAGGTAATTGATTCGAAATGAAATAATTATATAGTCAATTTATATTCTCAGGATTATATGATCTTTTAATTGTTTTCTGAGCATTGATTAATTTTTGTAACTGATCTTGTTCTATTTTTAAATTTTGAAACTTCTCAAACAATCCTTCAAATTTGTTATTATATGTTTCTGGAATAGTATTTTTAAATTTTGTAGGATCATATGGTGCTCCAGATTGATATTTTGGAATTTTCATTCCAAATTTAGCACTTGAGATTAGTTTACTTAAAACGTTTTTGTATCTAGGATCCGTAGCATATCCTCCTTTAGCAACTTTATCAGCAAATTCATTTATAGTACCTGAGAATGCTTTATATCTATTATTGTTTAATAGATTTACATGATAATTAGCATAATCTTCTAGAGAGTTAAAATCTCTAAAACTGTCATATATATATTGATCTTTTCCATTTATAACTTCTCTTGTACGTCTTTTTGTTCCTTTTCCTTTAATTCCTCCTAAATTAAATTTGCCAGATTGTGATTTACCTCAGTTTGATTCTAATCCAGATTGTTGTACTAATGCTTTAGCAAAAGAAGTATCAATACCTTTAGAAGCTAATATCTTTTCATATAAAGGAGTCATAACTTTGATAAATTCCGATTTGTTTTGAAAAACTTTTGGATACTTTGTTTCTTCTTGAGGTATTTCTATAATTACTTTTTCTTGAGGTTCTTTTAATAAAGTTGGAGTATAACCTTCTAATGAGGTAGTCTTTATTTTCTTTTTAGGTAAGATTATTGTTTCCTGTTCGGGAATTATGTTGATTTTAGATTCTCTAATAACAGGTTGATATATTAACTGTTGTTTTAATCAATTATTCATAAATTTTAGCTTTTTGCAAAAATAAAATAAATTATTGATTTTACAAAATGTTGAGCGGTATTATATAGTGTATAGTGTATGCGATATAATATATGTGATGTATGCGATAGGACACATCATAAAAAGTCCCCCTGGCCTAATAAAATGGAAAATCAAATTAAAATTCACTAAGACCAAAAATTTTTCTCAGTTTGAATTTGAACCTCGCACTCCTTAGGTAAAGTGCTATAGTGCCATGTGTGCTACTACAAATCTATATCGAGAAGCTGCTGACTTCTTAGCCCTCTGGCAAGAGTGTCCTCGACTTCGCAGTGCAATTCGTTTCGGTAATGAGTCGTGTGACAATTCTTACACTATTATCGAAGCGAATGTAACAATTACGAGAGTAAACTTTTCTCATCGTAAAGTTACTCGTAAGGAACTGCGCATCGCACATAAACAATTCATTAACGATTACAAACAAGATCATGAATACAAAACCTTTTGATCGTTCTGTCGGAACGGTTATCAAAATCCTTAATGAACCTATTGTTATTAAGAATAACAAGTTATTGATGTCTTGTATCGTTAATGATTGTTTAATCGATCGAATACCTTTACGGTATTTTCGAAGACTCAGTAACTATCGTGAACTATCTGATTTTAACAGCTTCACGAAGAGAGTCTATCGTACACAAAACTTTATTGAATTGCATCAGTTGTTACAAGGCAAAACAATTAAAGTTGTTGCGAAAACAATTTTATCAAACGGAGCAACAGCTCCAATCTTTGAACTCATTAAAGGATGAAACTATTTTGCAAAAAAGTAATGTTCTACATTACAATGACAATAGTTCTACTCTTCTTGATGAGTGTTGATAGTTTAAATGAAAACGGGTATCTTGTAATATCCGTTTTCATTGTTATTATCACTATTGTAATATGCACTACGTGTATTACAAAGGAAGATTGGGATCAAATGTTCTAAGACAGAAATACTTCTGTAACTTGAACCTTTCGGTGCTTAGGTGAACCGTCATAACGTTATGATATCACAAACAGAAATTAATGCAGTATTAGAAGTACTGCAAACTATTCATGCGTGGTCTGATTCTCGAATCGCTCAGAGTATCAATAAACCTAGATCTTTCGGAGGTTTATGTCGAGATTGTGGAGTTAAAGTAGCTCCTACATATCTGAAGCGAGTTCTGTTGAAACACGGACTTTTACATTCCGTAAAAGATCGTCTTATATGGAATGCATGTAAGACAGCTCCAAATCATAAATTAGCAGAATTTATGATCAAAGAAGCTCGTGTACTTCAAGCGGAAGCTGCACGTGAATCTCCATCACGCCAAAAACTTATTAAAAATGCTGAAATTGTTGAGAAAGTTATCGATAACGTTCTCGATAAGCATTCCGATAAGGAGTTGGTTGAAGAGTTGCGACGACGTGGTTACACTGTAACTGCAACTATCAGTTTATAGCATATAAGAGAATGTGCTTCGGTACATTCTCTTTAATTGTATATATTACTAAGACTAAATGTATTATGTAATTACAAACTTTAAACCTTTAGCGATTATGAAAACTAGTGAATTGAAAATAGCTACGGCTGTAAATGTTGTTGCTAATGCAACGTCGTTTAAAAGTATCGACGACTTGAAAGAAACAGGCAAGTCGTTTGGTGGTATCAACTTTATTGTTGGTGATGTTATTACACTCCCAAGCGAATTTTGCGATGAGTGCTTTCAGAAAAGTACATATAACAACAAGCCTGTTCCGTATATGAAAATCGGGATCAACGGCAAACCTACTTGGGTACCTGTTCGAATCTTTGCCAGACAAATGGCAGAAGAGTGGCGAGAGGTATACAAGAATCATAAGCTCAATTATGAGCTTATGGAAGTAGGCGATGACTGTGAACGAGTTAAACTGTTGATGTCACTTGGTGAAATCAAAGTCGTCGAAACAGTAGCTGTCGACACTACTGCTTTTATAGGTGGAAAAGTCGCCTATACCGACAATGGGCAGCCGATACTGCGTAAGAGACCTTTTGCGATTTTTGAACGTATCTAAACGTTATAGGAGTGCAGGGATTCGTCCTTGCACTCTTTTTACTTCTTGCAACTAAGACTTACATAGATAACTAAGACTTACATAGATATGTAGTAACAAATTTATGGTACATTAACCAATTTTAAAAAGATTTTTAATATGAAAGCATTTGATGCACAGAATCAACCTGTGTTGCCTCTTCGTGGAGAGCAAACACTCGTTCCCGTAACCGCTGATAAGCTGAAGAACAGTGGTCTGCCGTTTATCGGCGTTTTCGGTCTGTCCGAAAAAGGTGAAGTAATAGAATTCTACGACTTCGAAACCTATAAAGCAAACATGGACACAATGGTGAAAGCAATCAAGATTCGGAAGAATGCTGATGCTGAAGCATATTACGTAGCCTGTCTGCGAAACAACAAACCATCATGGATCTCTCTCGGTTCTTTGCAGAGGACTTATCGTGAGTCTCCTGAAAGTCAACCGAGACGTGCCTGCGAGCTGTCTGAAAAGCTCAACAACATGGATAACAACTATACGAAACTGGAATATCTCGCAAACAAAGCGATTCGAGTGGCCGACATCATCAGCGGTAAAGTAAACCAGTTTACTCCAGATGGTGTTCGTGTTGCAGATCAGTATCGTGACATCCGAGTTCCTGTCATTGAAATCGCAAATGCGTAATTCAACACTTACTATAAAAGGTAAGTTTAAATGAGCAGTAAACATTCTTGAAACCAACTGTGGTGATTATCTAATACGTAATTATCGCAGTTGGTTTACATATAAAGAAAGGTATTATGTAGTATTACCTATGGATGAAAGTAAACAAGAATGGTGAATTATTGCTGCTTACGACGTATAGCGCTGATGAGAGTCGTTAAACAAAACATCGAAACTCTACTTCGTGTAAGTAGAGTCCGCTAAAGGTGTCAGAGATTCTACTGTTGTGAAATAGAGGAATACTGATTTTTTTCATTTTATTGTTTTTAAATAGTCTAAAAATTAAAAGGAAGGTGTAAAAGCCTTCCTTTTTAATTATTTAATTTAGATATGTAATCTTGTATTCTATCATAATCAACTTGTTGTAATATTTCTGATGCAGGAGGAAGATCTTCAGTTAAATTATAGTTAATCAGATAAAGATTTGTTCCTTGATCTCCTGTAGTATAACTTGTGAAATATTGTTCATTTAATTGAAATAGAATTTTTTTATCTTTTAATTCTATTATTTTTCTTCGAATTGATCTTTCACTCATATTTAAATCAACTGCAATTTTTCTAATGGATATTTGTACAATTGGATAACCACTACATTTCATTGCACAAGTTAATAAATAAATATAAAGACATTTTAAATTAAGTGATAAGTCTTTATTCAAAAGTAAACTCTGAGGTAATTTGATTAGTTTTAGATTTGCTGTCATTTATAAGTACTTTAATAGTTTTACGTAATTCATCATTTTCTTTTTCTAATTTTAGTAGTCGTTCATTGTGTTCTTTTAATTGAAGATCATGTTCGGCTACCTTTTCTTTTACAAATAACATATCTTGTTTTATTGCTGTTAAATCAAATATTTTTAACTGCAACGATAAACCTGAATTACAATCCTTTTGAAATTCGTCAGAAATAGTTAACACGCCTTTTTCTTGTAGTGTTTTATGTCTTCGACTAATTGCAGATTCACTTAAATTGATTCTTTCGGATAATTCTTTATTGGTTAAAGATAATTTACCATAACCTGAATTATCATTTTTATACATATATTGTTGAGTTACAATTAAGTAAGCTCGTTCATCCGCTGTTAAGTTATCGTTTTCATATAAGAATTTATAACTAAACATTTCAAAATTTTTGGATTTAGGATTAAACTCATATACGTTTGGTCTACCTTTAGATCTGTGTACTATAATATCTCCTGCATTTTCCAAATGATTCAAACACTTTTGAACTGTTCGGATATCTAATTTAGTTTCATTAGCAAGTAATCTTACAGATGGAAACGCTTGTTTAGTCTTTTGATTCATATGTGCTTTTAAATACGTATATACTAGCACATCTATTGGATCTAAATTTTGTTCAGCCGTCATATTATTTGGCGTTTGACAATGTTGTATAGTTTGTTTTTTATTCATACTATTATTTTTATTTAATGCAAATGTACAGAAAATTTTTGACTTTTCCAAATTTTTCTGTACATTTTTTCAGCGATTGCAAAAATGCATACACTCGATTGCAAAAATGCATACACTCGATTGCAAAAATGCATACAGAACTATACTTAATACTTCCACTCCTGTCGGAGTGGGAACTAGACTTAATGTCCCCACTTCGTGTGGACCTTAACACGCACCCACTTTGTGTTCTGAATGACATCTTTACTGTCTATTTTTCAGTATAAATGTGAATCCACATATCGATGGACACGAATCCTACAGTTTAACTATTTGATTATCAATAAAATAGTATCTAATCTCTTGATAATCAGACTCTAATTAATGGACGCAGTTGAAACATCTAACAATCAATAAGATAGTAATTAACCATCTGATTATCAATTAAGTACATATAAATAAACAAGATCGTGAAAAAATTCATTTTGTTTTTGATAGTATTATTAGGAGTAATAACATGTAATGCTCAAATTCGAGCTTTCGTTTCTCCTATTACTCGAACTACAGCATATAATTGGGAGAATAAAACTGTTATTGCAAATGATGTAAAACAAGATTCTCTTGCTATTTTGTGGGATGTGGATAGTAAAATATTTTATGTTCGAGAACTTGATCGATCTTTTAAATGGCATACTTGTGAAGCAACAAGTATTAATGATCTATCTGCTACAAGATTTTTCTGTGATGATTGGGTTTCATTTGTATATACCCGAGAAGTAGTTGGAGGTAGAGTCAAAAGAATACATCTAATTATGGAGAAAGCTTTTGAAGATGGTCATGCGCTATGGATTAGTGGAGAATGGGAGGAAATTGTAGTAGATAATGGCTATTAATTTTAATAAATTCCAGTAGAAAATTTATTCATTTTTATTTGGAAAATTAAATAATTTGTCATATATTATCGCGCGATAACAAAATTTTGCATAAAAACAAATAAAAATACACTTTTTATCATGTTACCATTAGCTCGAATAGGTGAAACACTTGGTGAAGATATTGCGAATTATTTCATCATTCTTGGTCTTATGTTATTCGCAATGTTTGTTTATGCGTTATTCTCTAAGAAAGATGAGAAATAGCATCAATTAAAGCTTATATTCATTCTTAATTTTAATAAATTTTGTTTTTCGTTCTGTTTGTTTTATAGGTGAATATGAGCAATTTTTGATACTAAACAAATTTTTAAACATCTAAAAATACTTACTATGTTACCTTTAAGTGTAATTTCTTTACAAGGTGTCATCCTTATCATGATCGCAATCGTTGCGGTTATCTGGGCTTGGAACTTCTTTGAAGGTGATACGAAAAAATGAAAGTTGAGGTCGTAGTTTGGTAATGATTAGGTTTTAAGGAGGTTGAAAAATGATTGAGAGTGGATTGATCATCCCTATCCCACTCTCAATCATTTTTCCCAATCTCTCAATTTTCATTCTAAACTCACAAATATTACTCTTTATTTTTTCTTCTTATACCTAACTTTTTCTCTCTTTTCATTGCAATTATTTTATTTCTCACCTAGTTATTAATAATTTAACTTTAAAAATTATGAATCTCGAACTTGATCTCTATCCTATAATTTCTAATAAAATCATTCGTCAGAAAGATTGGAAATCAATTAAAGAACATAAACCTGGTTTCTGGTCTAGAAAAGACATCGAAGGAAATCGTCTTGTTCGCACACAAAGAGGTTATTTCCTCAATAATAAAAACATTTCAGTAACTTCAGCACAATCTTTCATCCTTTCTCATGGTATTCAAGACGTGCCTCAAAACATATTCTAGTATCATGTTAAAATCACTGAAAAACTGTGAAACAGAACAAATCTATCATGTAACAGATCCTTGGGACTTATCCTTTATTCCTGAGAATAGAGATACTGATCAGAAACTTGTTTCACAGATTATGAACGCTATGCGTCAAAATGAATATATTTTTCCTATCTATATTACTGAATCTGGTGCAGTTATAGATGGACAACACCGACTCAAAGCATTCAGAAATCTTGCTGAAGAAGAACCAGGAAAGTATTTTCTCAGAACAATTGTTATAAACTCCAACAAAAGTCCTATAGAACTCGCAATAATTTTTAATGCGTTTCGAAAGAATTGGACTACTAAGGATTATCTGAAATCATATGTTCGACAAAAACTGCCTTCATATATAGTATTAAATGAATTTTTAAAAAAATATCCTTTATTGGATATTAAAGCTGGAATTCAATTGATCAAAGGTTCTCATTCTGTAGAAACATTTCAAAGAGGTGCTTTATCAATCACTATTGAAGAAGAAGAAATGGCTATCGATAAAGCAGAACTTCTCAATCAAGTATATGATATTGTCAAAGACAAACGTGTTTTTAGACGAGATTGTATACTTGGTTTCTATAGAGTATACTCTAAAATTAATTCGACTTCAAAATTTTTGAAAAACCTTCGAAATTTTGTTGCACCTGATAATGAGAGTATGAGACAGTGGATGGCAGCATATCAACACTGTATTTAAAAGCTTACTTCCAGAACTACGTAGTTTAATTAAAGTTGATAAAACACCGTGCGCAATTATATTTGGAGTTGAAGGTTTGAGTCCCTCCGTAGTTCCTAATTTTATCTTATTTATATGTTTGAAGAACTGAAAGACTACATTGCTACATTTGAATGTAATCTAGATGACAGAGGAAATGTTTGGGGACTTGTAATAAATCTTGAATTAGAGGATTAAATCATGGGAATAATTTTTTGTGTAGTAATTTTACTTGTAATTACAATAAATTTACTAGTGTTTACTATAACATCAAATACAGAAAAAGAATATGTATCGCTCTTTGTAGCTATTCTATTAATTAGTTCTATATGTACTACTTGGCTCCTAATTTCAGTAGCTCCAAAAAGCGATTCTGTTGCTACTCAAGTTATTAATGATTTTCGTAACAATAGATATGAAATATATAAAACGGAAATCATTAATAGTGATACTACCTATTACTATCGTCTAAAACAAAAAGAATAATGAAACTATTTATTATATGCTTCATTATTTTATTCTCCTCTTGCGGAGTTTATATTCCGCATAAAAGAGTTAATGAACTTTACAATATGATTCCAGGAAAAGCTTTTTATGAAATTACAGATTCTATTCCTACAAAATCAGAACGTAAAGTTGTTAAAGAATATCTAAATCATTATCGTTATTATCAATACTAATATGAGTGAGTTAGGTTGGACAGTATATCTGATTGATATATTTAGTAAAATATCTACTATTGCATCTGTTATTACAATAGTATCAGGTATTATTGCAGGTGGAGTACTTTTTGCAATATGGATGAACGCAACAGACGATACTCCTACTGATGAAACTATTAAGAAAACTGCAAAAATATCTATTATTACTGCAATTAGTTTTGGATTAATTTACACTATAGCTCCTAATCGAACTACTTGTTATCAAATATTTGCAGTAAATACTGCTGTAGAACTATATCAAAATAGTGAAGCTTTACAGCAACTTCCAGAAAAATCTCTTAACGCATTTAATAGAATTTTAGACTCTATTTGTGAAGAAGAGAAAAATGATTCTAAAGATGAAAGTAGATAAAATACTAAAAATCATAGAATCTATTGGAATAAGTTCAATAGTTCTTAGCGCATTATTTGCTTGTTTATGGCTACCTGGATTTTATTTCTTTATTCTTTTATTTGTAGTAAGTTTAGGTATTTGGTTTATTATAGATATATGGATAGAATAGGAAAAATATTACAATTTTAGTATTTTATACTCTTATCATGTACTAAATTTGGAAGAAACAATGATACGATTTCCATCAAAACTCTTTAAGTATGAGGGAGTTGCAATAATAGTTAGCTTAATTGTATCGATTGTAATTATCTTAATTTTTTCTTTAAAATAGTTGCATATCTAATAATTTATATATATATTTGTCATACTTTATACAAAATAGAAATAACTATTAAAATCGAAAATAATGCAGTTGAAAGTAACTCTACAGAAGATCTTTCAACCAAAATACATCGTAGAATTCAATCGATTGAAAAGCTACTTAAGGCAGCAGAAATAGTTAATGAAGGTTGGACTCCAGATTGGAATAATGAATTTCAATATAAATATTTTATTACAATTGTACGTAGTATGGGTCAAAATATACTGCAAACCGCAGGAACAACTGCATTATCTACTTTTGATAGATTAGTATATTTTAAATCTAGTAATGCTGTAAAACAAGTAATTGACCTTCTTGGAGAAGAAACTATTATGAACGCTTTAGTTTTTGAATAGCTATGAAATTTAAAGTAACTAAATCTTCGGATTATACATATGAATCTACTATTGAAATTAATACTCTAGAAGAGTTAATTGAATTTCAGAAAACTTGCGGATGTGAAATCATTCTTATAGATGAAAATGAAATTGAAATTTACGATGATTTTCGAGAGTAATTAATAATATGTTGCTCGGATGGTGGAATTAGGTATACACGCTGCATTTAAGCTGCAGTGATCTTGCGATCTTGTGGGTTCGAGTCCCACTCCGAGTACAACATTATTTATGATAGAGTGTGTATTGTAATGGTAACATACCGCATTTGGGATGCGGAGTCGCAGTTCGAATCTGACACACTCTACTATAAATTTTTAAATTATGTATTACTTATTTGTTGCAAAAGATTTACATATTACCGCTTATATTGGAAAGAAAATTAACAATACTATAGCGAAATGTAATATTAAATTAGTTAGAGAAATTAATTCTTATCGAGTATGCTATACCAATACACTTATTAATTTAAATGTTGTTACAATTTACAAATTAGGTGATAGTGAACTAATTTATAAATTTATCGAGGACGTTAAAGCAATTACAGAAATCGAATTAGAATTGCTAAACAAAATAAATTATTGTATAAATAATGATAAAAGTTTTAAAGTATCAAATTTACGTGAACTTAGAAAATTAGATCAATATATTATCTATTCTACAACAGATTATGCAGGAAAACAATATCACGTAAATTTGATTGATTTTAATAATAATAATTTTATTAATCTTTGTTATAACTACGACAAAGAATATAAAATATCTAAATCAGATTACATTTTTGATTTTCCAGATGTTTATAAAAATTATAAAGTTATTATTATTGACAATTCTTTTGATTTTATACCTATTGATTTCTTTCGAAAGAAACAATTTACTACAGATTTTATGGAATATTTAGTATCATTAAGTCTTAACGAATTTGATATTAAATATTTTAGTAAATAAATTTTTTACTATATGGAAACGTTTGAATATATAATAAGAATATATGACCAAGAAGCAAAACAGAAATTTTGGAGTTTTGACGCTTGGTTAAACTCTTTCGGAAAAGAAGGATATGAACTTGTGCACTGTGAATATCTAATTTCTGAGGAAGGTCAACTGTGTATTTTTAAGAAAAAGAAATAAGACTATAACATAATACCAATCGATCGTAAATATAGTGTTATAGTCAGTCCTGATAAGTGCGAAAATCTGCAAATTTTCAATGCGAAACAGGCAGACTGTTGCAGCAGTTGTCAAAGTCTACTTTGTAGCTAGACGGAGGATCAAAATCCGTGATCCTCTTTTATATTTTACTTCTACCTTAGGTAGAAAGTCTACAGAGGTTTCGGACGCTGAACCAGTAATCAGCGTCCTTTTTATATAAAAATTATACTTAATTAAAATGAATAAAATTAATTCTGTATTTAATAGTATTATAATTTATCTTCAAGAGCATTATAATCAAACAACTCCTATAGAAAAGTTTACTCCTATAAAAATACATGACACGGTAGTTATTGCGGGTGAGGTTTTTGGGATTATTCTTTATAAATCTTACACAGTTCTTATTGAAAATGATGATGAAAACTGGTTTATAAGAGAGTCTAATAGTTTTTCTAATAGATGGCTTACTGATTTCTATAAAATTTCAAAGATAGCAAAAGAATATCTTGAACAGAATGGTAAGCTTATCTATCAACATACATATGAAATATAGTTGACATCATATTCAAACTAGAAATCGACGATTACATAAACTAAATTTCAATTTACTCACTTAGCTCAGTTGGTTAGAGCACTCGGCTTATACCCAAGTGGTCAGGGGTTCAAGTCCCTTAGTGAGTACTGAATTTTAAGTTCTACGAAACATATAGCTATAAGCAAAAACTAATAAGAACTTTTGAAGATAAAAACAAGTATATAAATTTATTAAAGAAGATCTTCACATTTTTCAGATTCTTATTAAAGAATCACCTAAGCATTCATATCGTGTTTGCTAGGTTCTTTTCTAGTATTATGGAAACAAAAATTAAATATCTTATAGTAACTAATGCTTATTATGGCACTAAAGAAATTGAGGTCTTTGAAAATGAAGATCTTGAAACAAAATTCAATACAATTGTAAAGAATATTGAGGATAGTCCAGATAGTAGTATTACAAGTATAAGAGTATGGAATGTTGAAACTAGTAGTTATGAAGATGATAAATACTATGTTGACAGACTCTTTACTGTTATGAATAGGGATCACAATCGTTATCTTGATCATAGATTAAAGGTTGGACTTGATACCTATGATGATGACAGCGATCATCCATTTTATGAAGATTATAGTGTATTATAAAATAATACTGATCTTATGTGCTCGTCTTGTTAATACGAGTGTAGAGTTGATCACTACTTAATAGTTCTGGCAAGAATAGGGAGAAGCATACATTCATTAAGAAAGATCTTTATATTTTCAAATCCTATATGACGATATAGGTTATGTTAACCTCGCATATTAACAAAGGAGGTTGCGCGTTTCACCGTTTGTGAAACTTGAGCGACAGGTTATCACTATAAGTACCCGCAGACTGACGCATTCTGGAAAAGTGAAAACAAAGGTAGCTATGCCTTTCTCGACGGAGATAAAAATAGCATTTTTTGATATTTCTTAATTTTATTTAATTCAGTATATCTTTAATTATATTTTAATACTATATACTAAACCTTGTGCACCTACTCTGATGAGGTGAGTATAGAATTAACCACTACTTAATAATTCTTGGAAAATAGAGAATTAAAATTGTCCGTAAGATTAGTTATACATAATCCGAGGTAGGAGGATATAGGAATAATACACGATTCTTATTTAGGGGAGAAGCTTTACGTGTATAAAGCTTTGAAGGGATAACGTGTAGGATTATTAAAGTAGGAGATTGATAGATTTGCTAGCGTTTTAAAAGTATATTCCTTCTCCTACTTATTTGAACTTTCTTTAAATAACCAAATATATGAAAATTATCACAGATTATGGAAAAGCTATGACAATTAAAGAAGGTGATAGCTTTGTTGTAGTAGCTAACGATGGTACTACATTTGAGATTCATTCTACAGAAGATCATCTTTATATAAAGAAAGTAAATAAAGATGCAGAGGATGTAACTTTAAAGATGGTTCCAGTTTGCCCTAGTACAGTTAAATTGCGCTAGAGCAATTACTATTGGGATATAGTATAATGGCAGTACAGTAGATTTTGGTTCTATTAGTCTTGGTTCGAATCCAGGTATCCCAACTAACGTTTGTTTAATTCTAAACTTAATTTACTATGAAAAAGATTCATTTTAAAGCTTTAGACATGAAGTTTGTTGAAAAAGTAAAGAGTGAAAAGGGCGAAGATATAACTAAAACTGTTTGGCGTAAGGTTAAATATAATCCTGCATATTTTGCTAAATAAAATTATGTTTGCCGTAATCTTCTAATTGGAATAGGAAACTTGATTCTCAGTCAAGTAATGTAAGTTCGAATCTTGCTTACGGTACACTTTTATTAAAACTAAACTATTAAAACTAAACTATGAAAACGTTACGTAAAACAGCAGAAGAAGCATATTTAAAATATGCAAATAAAATTATTAATCGTGAAACATGGATAGATGGTTTTATATCGGGTATACAATATAAAAAAGAATATCCACAATCTATCGAGCTTTGCGGCCTGCTGTGGGACACAGAGAATTTGGCCATCGGCGGTTACGAGAAGGACGGCCATCATTACTACACATGGCAGGAGGCAATGGATGCCGCGAAGGCCGTCGGGAAGCGCTTGCCGACCTGGCAGGAATGGAAAGCATTATACCATCTCAACTCGACATGGGATGACAAGCGCAAGGGCCGTTGGTTCGGGGGTAATCACAACTCGGACCACAAGGGCTCGCTATTCCTTCCTGCTGCGGGCCTGCACTACAGCAGTAGCGGCGAGTTGGCCGACGCGAGCTCCTACGGCTACTATTGGTCCTCGTCGCCGTACTACGGAGGCTACAACTACGCGGGCAGCCTCTACTTCAGCTCGGGCAACGTCAGCCCGCTGAACAACGGCTATCGCGCCAACGGCTTCAGCGTGCGTTGTGTACAAAACAAATAATATATATATGAAAATATTTAAATATCGTCTTCCTTCAGGAAAGCACATACTTATATATAGATCTAGAGATAATAAATCCTCTGACTACTTTCAGTGTGTTGAAGAGTATACCAAAAAAGATATTGAGCTACCTATTTTTAATGAAGATACTTTATTTGATACTATGCAGGGAAAACGAACAGAGGATAAAATCTTAGTAGAAAATGGAATTGAATCTATTCAAGATTTATCTGAATGTTATTGTCAAATAAGAAATAAAGTATCTAATTTATCTAAAAAAGTTCGAGATTTAGTAATTAAAAAATACTCTGATATTATAAATAATTACAATTTTGATAAGTAATTTTTGTTAAGTCAAAAATTATATTTATCTTTGTAATCTCTTTTTGGAGAGTATCTGGCTGCATGAAGAGCTAATCTTGAAAATTAGTATTACGTTAATAGCGTAATGTGGGTTGGAGTCCCACACTCTCCTCAACTTATACTAAATATTATGGAACAGAAAATTAAAGAATTATTAAATAATATTGTTTGTCACAAAATATCTATTGGTGACGGAATTGAAGAAATTAAAAAGTTATTTTCAGAATATACTCATCCTGTAATGAATTATAATAAAGAAGATTATCATAGTAAAGATAAGCGAATACTTGCAGGAGATGTTGCACAAGAACTTAACGTAGTTGTAGGAGAAATAGGGTGCCCAACTTGTGGAGCTACAATGAAAGGAGGATTTGTTGAAAATAAATGTCCATTTTGTGATCAACCGTATTTTAAGTAAAAATAGATCTATCTTCTAATCTGGTTAGGAAACATGACTGATACTCATGTAATCTAAGTTCAAATCTTAGTGGATCTACACATGCGGTGAGGTTTGGTAACCCCTCTGGCTCATAACCACGAGTTTTGAAAGTTCGATTCTTTCCGCCGCAACCGCGGTTATTTGAATCACAACTAGGACAATAACAACGTTTGCATAAATGTGATATGGTGAAACGTAGGTAGGAGATAAATACAAAGATAAGGGAGCAAATGCCCTAGTAGACTGAAAATCCTCTCCTGAGCTAAGAACCTTTAATGAGATAAATACTTAGCACTTTCAAATATAGCTTAAGTAGTAAAGCCTTGGATTTTACCAAGAGATGTTAGTGCAAGTCTAACTATTTGAACCAAAAATTTTAATATTATGGAAAAATTACTTACTTTTTTGGGTTTTAGTATACTAATTCTTATAACTATTAGTATTATTGCAATTTTTACAGGAACGATAGTTTGGATTTTATGGCCATCAACAATTCCTGTAATATTAGGAACATTAGTTCCTGCTAAAATAACATGGTGGACATCTGTTAAACTTTGTTGGATTTGTGCACTATTATTTAAATCAACGATTAAAACAAATTAAAATATATCATAAAGTTACTAACAGCAAATTTAAAAATTATTGTAGGGAGAACAAAGGTTATTGGTTCGAGTCCAATCCCATTGTAGTGCAATGTAGGTAGCTCAATTGGTAGAGCCTGTTTATTAATAGTATAGTAACTTAAAACGTACGGATGGCTGAATGGTTCAAGCAACAAGCTGTTAACTTGTCTTATATAGGTTCGAATCCTATTCCGTGCGCTACACATTTTAATAACTTTAAAAGATGAAACTTAATAAAGAACAAAGATTAGCACTTGTTACTAGAATTAAACAACTTGCTAAAGAGGAACAGAATAAGTTTGTTGAACAGGTAAAGAAGGCTTGGATGCCATCTGATAACTACATTGCTTTAAAGAAACAACTAAAGAAACTTCAAAAAGAAACTGATAAGGCACTTGAACTTATTAACGAACACTACAATGATAATTTAGATCAGCGCATTGTTCGAATTGGTTATGAACATGACGGTTACACAGATAAGTATATTGATAATTATCTAAAACGAATCGAAGAATTCGAAATTAATAAGTTATGTAAAAATAAACCTAAATTTGATTTTACTTATCTTGAAAACGATATAATTCTCGCTACAATCGAAGGTGAATCGATTGATGAAATGGTTAAGAATGCTTTAACGAAATATAGAAAATAAGTCAGTCTTCTATTCGGGTTTTAAGTAGGATAGGATGGTAGTAAGCTACCGTAGCTTTTATAGATTTTGGAAACTTAAGCAATATAAATCTATCGTTTATGATGACGTTATATCATAGGTAAAATAGCTATTTTATAACAGAAGAGGTATGACTGGCCTCTTCTACGCGGCGGCTTCTTCTAATGGTTAGGAAAGAGGATTTTCAGTCCTAAAATAGCAGTTCGATTCTGCTAGTCGCTACTAATAAAGTAACTTCAGCAAATTTTGGTTAAAATAATTTCTTTGGATAAATTATGAATAAGTTCAAATCTTAAAAGTTACTTTCTATTTTCTTCCTAAGCATTAAAGTGATGCACGATCCTTTTAAGATCGGGAAGAAGGAGCGTTACCTTCAGGGAGAACAAGTATATAATTAAATCAATATGGCAAAAATTTATCTTACTGGAGATTATTCTGAGGATGGAGGAACATATGCACTTCAGATTATTGCAGACTTACTTATAAGTAAAGGTCACAAAGTAACTTTCCCTGCACAATATAGAGTATCTTGTACTCAAAAGGAAGAAGAATCTAATACAAGTTGGGCGTCAAAAGCGTTTATAAACAATTTGCATACAATTACAAACTCAAATTGTGTATTAGCTATTTATTCTGGACTTATTTCTAATTCTAATATAGGTTATGAATTAGGATATGCTGCTGCAAATAATATCTTAACTGTTATAGCTCATGTAAATGCTGAGAATATAGCGGGTGTTATGTTAGCTTCTGGATGTAACTATAATGTTAGGTTTAGTGATATTAAAAAAATAGATTTTGATAAATTAATAGCAGATAAAGCTCCATCACATCAAGCAATAAATGCTTGGATGGTAACTCAAAGGTAAAGTATATTTAAGGTTTCCAATAGCAATCTAAATATTAGTTTGAATTAATATTAAGAAATCTCCTTCTTTTATGCGAATATTGTACAGTTCGAATCTGTTTATTCGCTCAGAATATAAGTTAATTTTAGTTATGTTATTATTTTGTTATATTTGTTTAGGATTTTTATTTCTACTTATTATTAGAAATAATTTTGTAGCATCTTTCTGAATGAGAATTCTTGATGAGATATATACGTGTGATAATTATATATCATTATGTAAAGAATTTGATAAGGTTAGTTACGCTTCTATGGTTCTTAAGTTTTATAAACCTTTAAAAACTAAGTATTGGTATTCTAAAAAGTTTTATGATATTATAAAATAGATATTTTGCCTCCTTCGCATAGTGGCCGATTGCACTTGCCTTGTAAGCATGTCTCTAATGAGCGCGTAGGTTCGAATCCTACAGGAGGCTCTTAATTATATTAATATTTAATTATAAATATACGAGGAATTTGAAATCCTTACTACGGAGTAGATCTTTGGAGATATTCTAATAGCTATAATGAATATCACTAGATGCGTTAATATGAAATTAAACGGTAGCGCGCATAAACCGTTTATATAAGTATGAGGCAAAAGATAATTAAAAAGGAATTGAATGTTATCAACTACTGTATTTATAATTAAATATTATTCGGGGCTATTATATTAGATTTGCATTCTAAAAATTTGAGTTCGATTCTCAATAGCTCCACGTTATTCTAAAATTAATTAAATTATTTTCCTTGAATAGAAAAACTGTAATCGGTTAAGGGTTTATAAATCCGACGTTAAATCTAAAAACTTTCCGAGCTGAAGAGCTTGGCGAAGGGAAATAATTTTTATAAAGTTACATACAGCAAAATATTATTGGGGACTTTTTGTAACTTACTTCCTAGGAATTTAAGCTAATTTAGTAAAAGCACTTGCCTGAAAATTCCACACTAAAATATTATATTATATGAAGGAAATAATTGCTATACCAGATATTCATGGAAGAACTTTTTGGAAAATAGTTGAAAATGATAAATCGGACTCTACAATTGTATTCTTAGGTGATTATTTAGATCCTTATCCGCATGAGAAAATTACATTTGAAGATGCTTTAGTTAACTTTGAAGAAATAATTGATTTTGCTAAAGATAGAAAAAATGTAGTTCTTTTAGTCGGGAACCATGATTATCATTATTATTTTCGCACTGGAAATCTTGGATGGTCTAGATATAATCCTAAGTTTGCATCTGATGTATATACTCTATTTCAGGATAATAAAAATTTATTCACAATAGCATATCAAGTAGAAAATACTTTGTTTACTCACGCTGGAGTAGATTCTGATTGGTATAAAAACTGTGTTGAAAATAGAGAAGGAAATGTTGCTACTCAGTTAAATAACTTGTTTCAAACAAATCCTGAGTTATTTAAGATTGTTAGTCGTAGTAGAGGAGGATGGTACCCATTTGGAAGCCCAATTTGGTCAGATTACGATGATATATATTTTTCCGATTTATTACAAAACGGAAAAATTAGGCAGATATTTGGACATACAATGGGCAGTATAATGCGTAACTACAAAAATATGTATTGTTTAGATTGTCAAAAGGTTTTTAGGGTTACGGATCAAGAAGTTAAAGAATATTAATAATTTTTGGTGTATTGGGGTAGGGACTATCCTTCTCGACTGTCTATCGAGAGACTTCAGTTTGAATCTGGAATACACCGCATTTAAAATTATATGAAATACATTTTTATTTTGTTAACTTTATTATTTACAAGTTGCAATACATTAAAAATACAGGTACAAGTAGGACCTGTTGGCAAACATTGTAAAACATACATTAATACTTCTAATAAGGTTACTCCAGCAAATTTTCAGCAATAATCTTTTAAATTATATAGCTAATGTAACCTATTTTTAACTAATCAAAGTATATTATGTTACAATTATTTGGACAAATTAATAAAAATGTTATTGATCCTACATATATTTCTAGTATCCGTATTTGTGCTAGGAAAAGTCTGTTTACTGATCAACTAACGTTTTATAGTGTAGTTGAATTTTCTAAAGATGGGGAAAAATTTAAAAAGGAATTCGACAATTGTAAAAATCTTTCAGATGCTTATGAACAAGTAAGAAAGTATGTTGAAAAGGTATGCAAGTAGAACATTTAAGTAATACTAGAAAGTGGCTTCTTGATTATCCCGTATTTCATATAAATTTAAAAGACACTCTAACTTTTGTTAAAGATGTAAGTAACAATATTGTTAATAATAATCCTTATACTGATATTATTTTAGTAGGGACAGGATTATCAGGAGCGATGTTATGTAGTAGTATTGCGACTTATATTTATACTTATCTTGATTTTAGATGGAATATAGGAGTTCAAATATTACGCAAACCTGAAGATAATAACAATCATTCAGTAGAAGCTATAGATTGTTATCATTTTCTAGAAAAAATATCTTCAAGATATCATCCTATTATTATAGTTATCGATGATTTTATTTCATCTGGAGCTACAATAAATAGAATAATATCTGAACTAACAACAAAATACAATATTAAAAAGATAGATTATTTATATATTTCAAATAGTTCTGTAGATGTTTGTAAAAACGCACTAGGAGAAAATACAAAATATATAAATCATCTTTGTTTATATCGTTAGTAGTTATTTTTAAAATAATAAAAGCGAGTGTTGTTTAATACGACACTCGCTTATTTTTTTTAATTTAAATTTTTATAAGATGTTTAACTGCAAACTTGATTCTTTATTTGAAAAGACTTCAACATCTAATGGATTTGTTAACGCTGCTTTACAAAAATCAGCAGAAACACTAACTCAAAATGGAGCTAAGACATATAGTACTACAGGAGATCCTTTTGTAGATCAATTTGGGTCTATTAGTAAGTATAGAGAATTACGTGATTTCAGTTTAATTTGTTCAGATTGTGAGAAGCTATGGGCAGTTGATAAACTTCAAACTGTAAAGTTTATCTTCTTCTTACGTATGATTACACGTAAAATTGATTATATACACGATGGAGAAGTAAACAAAACAGAACTCTCTCAAAAAGGAGCTGAAATGCGTTATGAGGGAATTATGCGTTTAATTTGGCTTCATATTAAATCTCCTGAAATATTCTGGAAAAACGCTTATCTTATTCCATTTATAGGCTCTTGGAAAGATATATTTCTCATGCTACGATATGACCTTATATACAATGGCTGGGACAAACGTGTACTTGATTGGAACAGGTTCGAAGAATTAATTCATTTTGGTTTATCTAAAGATTCTACTAGAGAACTAGTTAAGAAGTATTTACCTCAAGTAAAAGCTAGATCTAAATGTAAAACTATTGAAGCGCAAGCTAATTGTATAATCGCAAAGTGGTTAGCTACAGGTTTATTTAGAAGTACAAAAAATCTTAACTATGAAGATAAATATGATATCTATCGTTGATATGCTAGATTAAAGTCTTCTGGAACAGCTCACGAATGGCAGCAACTTATTTCTAAAGGTAAGTATGATCTAATTAGATTTGAAACTATACATGGCAAAGCGTTAACAATACTTGCTAGATCCAAGTTTTTTGATAATCATAATCTTCGGGAAAAGTTTACAGAATGGATTACAGCCGATTCAACAGATAATGTAAAATCTACTGAATTTGTTCACGAACTATTTGCTCCTTATCCAAATACTACTTTTTTTGGACGTAATTTATCAGAAGTTCCTAAGGACCAACAAGCTTTAGTTAATAAGAAATTTTACACACTTGTTAATAAAGCAAAAGATCAAGAAATTAAAACAAAATTTATTGTTGTTCGTGATACTTCTAGCTCAATGATTGCACATGCTATAGGAACTAAAGTATCTTCTTACGATATTGGAAAAGCGCTAGCTTTGTATTTCTCAGAATTTTTAACTGGACCTTTTTCTAACGGTTTTATGGAATTTGCAAATGATTGTAGATTGTGTAAATGGTATGGTAACACTCCAATAGAAAAGTGGTTTAATGATGATTCTGAAGCGTATGGAAGTACTAATTTCCAGAGTGTTATTGATTTATTTATTAAAATTAAAAAACAGGGAGTTGCTGAATCTGATTTTCCTACAGGAATCATATGTATTAGTGATGGAGAGTTAGATCCAGTTAGTTTAAATGCATCTAATATTGAGGCAGCACGCAGGAAATTATTTTGGGCAGGATTTTCTGAAGAATTTGTGGATAATTTTGTAATAGTTATGTGGAATATTACAAATGATTATTATGATGAACATTCACATGTTAACTTTGATACTTATAGGAATGTAAAAAATACTTTCTACTTTGGAGGATATTCTGCAAGTGTATTAACCTTTTTATTCACAGGAGAATTGAAGACTACTACTGATTTGTATAAAGCTGCTATAAATCAGGAAATTTTAAATTTAGTTCAAATCTAAATTATAAAGAAGGAGTAAATCTCCTTCTTTATTTTTTAATTTCTTAATTATGCCAAAACGGTTAAAAGATTACCAAATAGGTAGTGATCAAGTAGAGGAAATTAGAAACAAAAAGAAACCTCGTAAATTTAAAGATAACGAGGATTATAACAAGAATAAGAAAAGAAAAAAATGATCAAACAATTATTAAAGTATTGTTTGAATCTCCTATTTCCAAAGAAAAAAGAACCTTTATTAAATGAAATTACTGTAGATCCATTAAAAAAGATTAAAGACATACAAATATACGATGATGTTTATATTCAAATAGATAATCAAATTTATACCGCTTGAGTTATGCAAAAAAATATCAACTCAATTATTATAGGTTATACGATTGGAGAAGATTTTAAGGAATATACATTTAACATCAGAGGTACGTGAAATAAAACTCAAATTATTCAGGATAATAAAATGTTAATTCTTAACAAATAATGTTTATTGTTATCATTTTAATAGTAATGGAAATAATTGCGGTTTATACTGCAATTATATCTATAATTGTTTTTGCGAAAGAAGATTCTGGAATTCGACTTGATAGAGCAATTTTTGGAATTGTTTTGTCACTAGTGCCATTTGCTGGTATATTGTTGGTCATGATATTTCAAGTATGGATTTGCGATAAATATAATTATCATACAGACTATATAAGACTTTATTATCCAGGATATACATTACTTGAAGCAAAAACAACAAACAATGTTGTTCGCAGAATTATTAACTGGTATATAAATGCAGTTCCAGTTATCCATATTCAGAAGTTCAAAATTAATAAAAATTCAAATCAACAATAGTCTAAGTTTAATTATAGTCTCTCTTTTTGTTAGTAAACCTAGATTATTGTTAATATTAAAAATATGACCTTAAAGTTTGTCCAGGATACATCTATTCTAGATGCAGAACAGATGTATCGTATAAATATTGTGAATTGTCGAAATGTTTTTGATAAAAAAGTGCGAAATAAATTTCCAATAGTTTATCAGGAATATCGTAAATTATTTTTGAATGCAGATCTAGAATTATGTGATTCTTATTTAGGTAAAATTCATCCGATTTTTGTTGGAGGAGCAGAGGGGTGGATTATTAATACCTTCGCAGAACAATTTCCATATTTAATTAAATTTTCGGCTTTGAACAATGCTTAAATAAGGTTAAGAATTATATTCTTAAAGAGTCTCCTGTTTTATTTCACGAACTTGCAGTTGAAGTAAATCCAATGCATAGAGAATTTTACAAACATATTTTTAAACGTATATTTGAAGATACTAATTTTGAAATATATATACGATAAGTTTTTGGATGATTCTTCAAATTAGATATAATATATCTGTATAAATCTTTTAATTTAAAAATATTTTTCGTATTTTTGTAGTTGTCTAGTAGATTAAAAATTCAATAATAAATCTAATTAATTGTTTATGAAGAAAGTTTTTATTGTAGCTATCATGTTCTTTAGTCTAATGATAGCTTGTAATACTACTGGTGTAAAAAATACAACTGTAGACTCAGTAGAAGTAGTAACAGATACAACTAAAACTGATTCTATTATTGTAGATTCAGTTGATAGTGTAGCTATTGACTCTTTTGTAACAGATAGTATTTAATTTTTATTTGCCTGTACCCTTGAATATGATTAGGTTCATAGAAACTCGGATAAGTTCAGCAGGTCTTTTATAGATAAAAGGGTAGGAAAGAATAAGGAGAGTAAACCTTGATGGTGATAGGAACAACCTGCTAAGTTGTTTTGTACTTAGAAATAAGTATATAGTTCGATTCTATTGCTCTCCGCAAAAGCTCAGGTGGAGGAATTAGGCAGACTCGCTACACTTAGGATGTAGTTCTTTATGAATTGTGGGTTCGAGTCCCACCCTGAGTACTAAAATAATTAAATTATGAATAATATTGTTTTCTTAGATATCGATGGAGTATTGAATTATACAGAATGGTATATTTATCCTCGTAATGAGTTAAAATCTGACTTAGATCCATTTTGTATAGAACGTATAAAAGTATTATGTAGAATAACTAATTCAAAAATAGTTATTTCTAGCGATTGGAGATATTCTACTGGTTATAAAAATTATTGAAGGATAATGATTTTATAGAATTGATTATAGATGAAACTCCAGAACATATGTTTGATGTATCTCAAGAAGATAAATCTAGAGGTTCAGAAATTCAACATTGGTGGAATAGTTTTGGAAAATTATATAAGGATTATATAATTATTGATGATAGAACTGATTTCTTTGACTATCAAAAAAGTAAATTAATTCAAGTTAATCCTCAAGTTGGATTTACTGATCTAAATTTATTAGATGCTGTGTATTTATTAAACTAATTTTATGGATAAAATTGTTGTTAATACTGAAAATAAACAGATCATTTACACGGTTACAGATAAAGTAAAGCAATTGTTTTTGATAAAGAAAATAATAAAATAACTATATATTACTATAACGATACTTTTGATACTGTTCACAATATATTAACTGTTGAATACAGACAAAAATAAATATAAACATGACTCAACCTGAATATTCTACAATACTATGTTCTTGTAATTTTTCAGAACACTTATTAATTCTTCATTTTAATAAAGACGATAAAGAAATATATTTGGAATATCATTTATGTTCTCTTCCATTTTGGAAACGAGTAATAATAGGTATTAAATATATATTTGGCTATCGCAGTAAATATGGGGAATATGGAGAATTTATTATTTCAAAAGATAACTATAAACAATTTAAAGAAATTCTTACATTTTTTGAAGATGAAACTAAATAAAGCTGAAATTATTTCTGAGGCTAATGCTCGACCGCAGCATATTAGATATGGTCAAGCTATATTTAATGTTGCATATAAAATGTATCCAAATGCAGTAAATAAATTAAGAGGAACAGATCTTGACTGTTTTTATCAAGATGAAAAAGTTGACAAATTTCTTAATGCTTTAGAAAATTTATTACTTGAGTAATGCTTTTTGGAACTATTGCTTGTATTATAATTACTTTAGCCTACTTACCACAATGTATTTTTATTTATAAAACAAAAGATACTTGCGGTTTATCATTTAATACATTTTTAGCTATTTGGATTGGAATGTTGTTCTGGATAGTACACTCTATTATTATAAATGATTTACCTTTATTAGTTAGTAGCTTAGCTAGCTTTACTCAAAATAGTTATATATTGTATAATATCACTAAAAATAGATCTAATGGACCAATATAATGCTTTAATAACTTCTTTACATAACGTTAATTGGACTGTTATGTGTGAACCTAAAACATTAGATGATATATTTGAAGCAATTAGGAAAGCTGCAAATAGAGGAAAATTTGGAATCGTCTATTTTGGAGATTATCATAAACCTGAATTTGCATCTGACTTAACTCAGCTTGGATTTAGAATTATATACAATCACATTGATGATATATATTATATATTATGGTAAATGCAAATATTATGAGAAAAGTTGCTGCCGATAACTCATTAAATAATACTAAAATAGTAGTTATTGATAGTATAGGTGAAATAGAAGATATTATTATCTCTGAAGCAACAAAAGGAAAGTTTGGAATCTTTATTAAAAATTCAAATTTAGATTTCCAACAAATAATCCCTGAATTAGAAGCTAACTCTTACTTAGTAGATAATTACGGAGATTATATAGGAATATATTGGTAATTGCAAGAATTAATAGCGCTGGTAGTTTACGTTGGCAGAACGCTGGTCTTTAAAATGGAGCTTTATAGTAGAAATACTATAAATGTACTTGATGATAACGTTGAATCCTTAACAGGTAGTGCTGATGGTAACGACGTCGGAATAGAATAATTTCTAGCCGCGAGAGAGCAGATAATCAAGCATCTAAGTCAATTTTGATATGATGAAGACGTGCTCCAGACTACAAACAAGATGTACTTTTTGGTAGTGAAAACTATAGTAGTAAGCAAAACCAGAAGAAGGGGATCGTCACCTCTACAGCGCGCAAAATTTAATTAAACTTATATATATTATGTTGTGAATTATATATTTTTTAACAATTATTATTACGTTTATTATAATATTATCAGTAGATTTATATGTTAATTGTAAAAATTATACTAAATTTGATTTGTTTACTGAAATAACTTTTAGTATCATACCTATAATTAACTTAGTTATGATAATATATTATTTAGTTTATCTTAAACGAAATAATATTAAAATTAAAGAAGTAATAACACTTTTCTTTAAAACTTTATTGAATAAATAATATGAATTTACCTATCGGAATATTTGAAGAAGATATCAGACCTATTCAGAATCAGTATCCTAACATTGATTTAAAAGAAGCAATTGTTTTATTTCTTAGACGTGATAATTGAACATATGGTAATATACAAAAAAAGTTAGGTAATCCATCAAAAAAGTGAATTAGGGAAGTATTATTAAAATATGAACCAAGTTTAGTTAATATTCAGTCTTACTAATGAATAATTTCCTTAAAATAGGTAAGCAAAAAGAGAAAGAATTTGCTCAAATTTTAATCGATAGTTTTGGAGGAACTATTACATATCCTTCTAAAAAAGTAGATATGTTTGATCACATTGATTTGTACTGAAATAATATAGGATTTGATGTAAAAGGAGTTAAAGGCGAAACAAGATCTGGACCATTAAATGATAGATTTCATTGAATTGAATATCAAAATAGAAATGGAGAAAAAGGATGACTAAATGGGAAAGCAAAATATTTTGCTTTTGAAACGTTTAACAGTTGAATTATAGTTTCTAAAAATTGAATTAAATTTCTTTTATACGATAAAGTAGATTATTCTAAAATAGTTAGATTTAATCCAAAAGTATATCAAGTATATATGCGTCCTACAGCTAAAGACCTAATTATCAAAGTTCCTACGTCTGATTTAATGTTATTTGCTACTAAAATTATTTCAAAATAATGCAACTTTATTCTGTTACTTATTGTGCCAAAAATACAGATCCTGATACTAATTCAGAATCAGTAGTAATGAAAGTTTATGATAATATCAAACATCCAACAGAGGAATATTTCTTAAAAGAACTCTTTGGAAAATTAGATTATATGTACGAAATAGTTCAATTTCAAAAACTTAAAACCGAATAACATGTTGTATTTAATTCTTAATCATAAGTCACAGATTGCAGAACTAAAAAGTAGTTTTCAATCTCAAAGCATTATTTGTATTAATAATTTTAAAATGAATACTGATGATTTGGGTACTACTATTTTTAACGACGATGTGAGTATTTGGTGGCCAAACAATGGAATAGTAATACATCAATATCAATAGAATTGGATGTTCCTGTAATTCAAGGGATAGAATCTCTGACTTCTAATCAGAATATCTTAGTTCGAATCTAAGCAGGAACACAAAACTATATCTTTTATAGCAAAATATATTATAACTTATTGTTCTAAGTGTAAGCGCAATACTACACATAAAATTTATGTAGAAGATGGCTATGGTGTTTCAGGAATAGCTAGAGTATTTTCAAATTTAATTAGTTTGGGAATGTGTAATATTGGAAACACTACTTATTGTACATGTTTAACATGTGAAAAAACTACTGAAATTTAATTATGCGAAATAAAATATATACTATTATTATTGATTCTAATAGGAATTGAAATAATTTAATTCAAAGAGAATTACCAGAAGCAGCAGAAAAAGAAATTTTAGTTACGAGTTTAACATCAGACACTCAACTAGGTAATAATATGAAGCAAGTTGATGCCATTATTACAATCGGAAATGAGAAAAACTCTTATAAAAAATTATCATCGTTTGGAGAAAGCATTCAAAGACGTTGAGTACATTTTGATAAATGTCCGTCTCAAAAAGAAATTAGAGAAAATATCATAAAAATTTTTAAAAATAATATTCGAAATTACACTAAAAACGAGATTTTTTCTATCATTACTCCTACATATAATACAACTCTAGAAGAAATTACTAGGTTATATAAATCATTAGTGAAACAAACTTACATTGACTGGGACTGGTGAATTTTAGATGATTCTACTAATAATACAGTTATTGAAACCCTGGAATCATTAGATGATTCAAGAATTTATATTTTTAAGAATATTTCACATAAGGGGAATATTGGATTTAATAAAAGTGTACTTGGTTCTATGTGTTCTGGTTCATATATTGTAGAGGTAGATCACGATGATGAATTAACTAGTGATTGTTTACAAGTGTTGCATGATGCATTTAAGGCATATCCTGGTGCAGGATTTGCTTATTCCCATGCTTGTGAAATGAATCAAAACGGCCCTGCCGATTATGGAGACGGATGAGGATTAATGCATGGTACTACTCGATGTGAAGTATTAGATGGTAAAAAATTATTAATTGCAGTTACTCCACATATTAATTGTGAAACACTTCGTATGGGTTGAACTTGTCCTAATCATGTTCGAGCTTGAAAAAGAGATGCTTATAATAAATTACATGGGCATAATAGAGACTTATCAATTGCAGATGATTATGAACTAACAATTCGAACATTTTTGTCAACACGTATGATTAGAATCGATAAAGCTTTATATATACAACACCACGAAACATTAACGGAATCTTATAGACGAATTAAAGAAATAGCAAGAACTTTACCTCTTACTTTATCTACATGAGATACCGCTATTCACAATCGAATTTCTGAAATTGATGATGCTGTAGATTTAGTTTGAGACAAAAAAAATAATTGTAGTTTACCAATGGACACAGTCAGATATTCTGCTGTTAAACCTTTAAGTTACGATTATAAACCTTAACTATTAAAATATAAAAAGATGCAATGCACAGGTTGTACAAGTATTCTTTTTCAGAATACTGAAGAAGTTTCCTTTGAAACATTTGCCAAAAATTGTTTACGCGCTTTTATTAGTTGTGAGAAATGTAATGTTTTTGAAGAAGAGTTTTTAGAAACAATTCAAAGCGATGACTGTAATCTTGTAATGATTATTAAAGATTGTAAAAAATTAACTGAAGTGGTTTCTGAAAATTTCACTATTGAAAGTTATCGCTCAGATTTACGTGAAACAATTAAGTATTATAAAGAACAATTAATTAAACTAGAACTGTTCGAAGAAATTGTTCTAAAAATGACTATAAAAGTTACTAATTGGAATCCTAATTCTGAAGATTTAATAGCTTTCAAACAATTTATGCTTGATCAATTAGAACTGACTTCTCAAAAAGGTAGTATTGAATATTACAAGAATCAACTTTCAGAAGCTCAAACACAATTGAAATCAGCAGATAAGGAATACAAACTCGCTAGAGAAAAACAAATTACTCAATTATTAAATAACCTAGAAGATAATATATCTGAACTAAAACAACTACAGGCACAAAGATCAAAAAATAACTTGTGGTTAAAAGAAGTTTATAAAGCAATTAAGCAAAAATAAACTTTAACTTAAATTTTCTACCTATGTCTAGAAGTTATAAACGACCGATTATAAAAGATGCGGGAGGATATGGTACATACTATCGTACTATTAAACGTAGAGTTCGTCAGTATATTCGAGAATCTTTAAAACATTTAGATGATCCTACTTTTAATTTTGTAATTCCTCAAGAAAAAGAATTAGTTAATGATTACGATGTATGTGATTGGATATTTGATTATGAACATAAACCGTTACGTTATCCAAAATATCATTATCAATATAATTATTCAGTAGAGGACGCTAAAAGAGATAGAGAAGAAAACATTAAGAAATATAGTAGAAAATAGAAAATGAAGGTATAGTGACCGAGTGGTTAGGTGAAGGTCTGCAAAACCTTATACATAAGTTCGAATCTTATCTATACCTCTAAAGTATTTACTTATGGATAAATTTACATTAGATTATATTAAAACTTCTAGAAAACTTTCTAGGGAAGAGGAAATTAAATTATACGGTAAACCTCTTCCAAAATATAAAATATATAAATTAAAGAATAAATATAAACGAAATAAAAAAGTTTATGTTAACGATAATTAATAATTACTGAAATACTATAAAAACTATTTTTAGATTATATTTTAAATTTACACAATTAACTTTTTTAGAATTAAAAGAAGTAATTGAAGTAATATCTAAAAGTGAGGAAAATATTAAAGATTTTCATAAATTAATGTTAATATTATTAGTAATTCAACTAATATTTACTTTTGGAATTTATCCATTAATTGTATTATATGGATGAAATATAATTATAGTCAGTTTATTTGGAGTTCCAATTATAGGATACTTATGAGCTTTATTAATCTCTTTTTTGATAAATATTATATTACATAGATTATAAATTTTAAAGACTAAATTATGAAAAAATCTAGATTTTATCACACAGCGCCTAGAATGAAAGTAGAAGCTTTCGTAGACTTATCAAACATTAAAGTAAGTTTTGGTAAAACTATTAAAAATTATCCAAGATATACTATTTGTGGATCGCTAGATTATGATACAAATTTACTTTCTTTCGGAGTAGCTTGTTGTTCAGGAAAAGATGTTTATAACAAGAAAATTGGACGTAAGATATCTGAGGGGCGTGCTCTTAAAACTCCTATTGTAACAGTATCAGTTACTAAGGAAAATATTTCTGAAGTGTTTTTTACAACAGCCAAACAAATTGAAAAAGAACTTTATCAAAATGACTAACGATATTGTTATAAAAGGAAAATTTAGTACTTCTAAAGATCCAAACGACTTTATTGAAAAACTTCAAGAACTTTGTACAAAAGAAGAAATTATATTTGGTGGAAGAATTGATGTATTTGAATTTACTGAATATGAAGAAATAATAGATACAGTAGGATAATCTTAAATGAAAAAGTTAATAGTAAAAATCCCAATTTTTAATAGTATTGTAACTATTTTACAATCAGATAATATCCAAGAAGTAGATAATTATATATGTAGTGTACATAATTGTCCTAGTGATTTAACAAATCTTTATACCGATGATATTGATGGAAAAGTTTTTATAACTCCAGATAATGTATGTTACATATGGATACAAAGTGATTCTGGAGTATTAACTTTAATTCATGAGATTGGGCATGCTGTGTATCATTTAATGCGGTGTTATGGTCTTGAAGGAGAAGAAATATTTTTGTATTTACAAGACTATATCCTTAAACAAGTAATATGTACGAAGCCTGAACTGATGGAAGTTTTAAGCCATCTATCAATTGTGGAGGATACTCAACAATAATTACTCAAAATCAGCAAATAATAAAAAAAATCTATCAAGGATTTAAAAATACTACAAATAATAGGATGGAACTTTATGGAGTATTAGAAACATTAAAATATTTTGATACTCCTACACAAATTACTATTTATTCTGATTCACAATATGTTGTTGGAAGTATTAATAATGGACATTTAGAAAAGTGAATTTCTTCAAACGATTTCTCTAAGAAAAATTTAGATTTATGGCGACAAATATATGAATATTTAAAGATTCACGATACCAGATTTATTTGAGTAAAAGGGCATAATGAAAATTCGTTTAACGAAATGGCAGATTTATATGCTTGCCATGCAGCAGAGTGTTTAAACTTACAAGAAGACAAGATAAATGAATAATATATTAGTAGTTAAAAAAGTAGGTAATCATTGGTATCCTTGTATTAAACATAATTGGACTGGAGATATTGTAATTCCTCGTAAGATTGAACTTATCTTTAATATCATTGCTATGGGAGAAGAGGTTTTACATCTAGAGTTTGAAGAATTACATTCTATTGTTGAAGGACTCAATATTATATGGTTTAATGATGCTGATATTACTCAGTATATGATTACTGATGATGAAGATGAATTTGATTTTGATATGCATTTTACTATTAATGATAAAGAATTTTATATTTCGTCTTATCTGTATACATTATTAGAAGATCAATTTCATTTTAATTTCCACGATACAATTTACAGACTATATATATGGTAATAGAAGAAGCTGATTTCAAGATGGAGTCTGATAATCGAGGTAGATTTGATTTGTTTTTTCGTAATAATACAAATACAAATTGGAAACTTTACGGTTATAGTATGACTCTAAAAAACTGTATCCAGGCAATTTCACATGAACGATTAAGTCAAAAACTAGATGTAACTGATTTGAAAACTTTTATTAAAGAATTAAAATCAATGCATAATGAAGTAGTTAATTTATTATCTATAATTAATGAATAATTATCGTTTAGAAATAGTTGAAGTTACCAAAAATACTTGTTGTTTAATTTATTCAAAATACTTTGAATCAGATCAAAATATTAAAGAAGATACTTATTGAAGAAACAATAAGTGTATAACTATTTCAAAATATGATCCTACATGCGACTTAAAACAAACACGCAAACGCAAGACCAAATTACAGACGCAAGAGTAGCTAAAACTGAAGTAAATGTAATGAAAAGACGTATCTGTACTTTATCAGATAAAATGGTAGAACTACTAGTACGTCAATTACAACACGAATTGTATAATCATAATCTTTATCGCACCTTTGCTAATTTTTATGGTACTCAAGGTCTAGCTGTACTTGAACAATATTATATAGACCGAGCAGAAGAAGAAAAACTTCATCACGATTGGATTTATGGTTATTTAAACGAAAATGATGCTATATTTATCTATCCTGAAATTCCAGGAATTGTAGAGAAATGGGATGATAACATTAAACCATTCGCTTTAACTGTAGATAAAGAAATTGAAACAACAGGTCTTATCTATGATATGGTAAATCAAGCAATTTCAGATAATGATTGGGCTACTTTTAATTGGCTAAATGGAGATGATGAAAAAGTTGGACGTTTAGTTCAAGAACAGGTAAACTTCTTTTGCCTGGCTGCATAGTAATATGTAGTATAAAATAGATCAAAAACGGTGAAAGCTGAGATGCTAATACCGTGCTAAACGTATTAATAATATAATACGTCAGTGTAACGCGTAGGTTTTGAAACTTGAAAAAGAATAAAATAAACCCAAGAGTGATCTACTCCTAATAAATTAGGATGAAAATGTACGCTGAACTATAAGGAATTCAACTTATAGAAGTTAAGATAAAAAGCTTAACGATAACAAATTGAGAAGAAGAGTCTATTAGTAGAACTGCGCTTGATATTGCTGAAGAGGAAGGGTCTTGGTTGCGTAAAGAAAAATCTATTATGAATGCTTACAAAGGAGACACGGATTAAAATACCAGATGATATTGATAATCTTTATTTTTGCGGTAAGAAATTGCCCGCTACTATAGTAATATAGTAGATGAATTGAGAAAAAACGGTAGAAAAAATTTGATATTATCAATAAAATTATTACTTTTGTATACAGAAAAATGTAAAATTTATGGGAAAACAAAAGTATAAATTAATTGATGGATTTGAAGAGTGTGCAGCAGAAATGTATAAATCTGGAAAAACTCTTCAAGAAATAGCAAATGTTATTGGAACTTACCCAGGAAAAGTAGGACAAATCCTAAAAGAATTAGGATTAAAAAAAGGAAGACAATATAAATATGTTAACGAACATTATTTTGACGTAATTGATTCTGAAGATAAAGCTTATATTCTAGGATTTTTAATTGCTGATGGATGTATTAGATTAGAGAAAAGAAAAAACGTAACTAGTTATAGAATTGCATTTTCTAATAATATTGACGATTCAGAAGCAATTGAATTGATTCATTCTAAAATCTGCCCCAACCAGATGTTAAGAGTGTATCAGAATCCTTTAGGGCATAGAAAACCTCAACATGTTTTACAATGAACCTCTGAATATATGGCTAAAATATTAGAAAATAAATACAATATAATTAGTAGAAAAACTTATGATTTACATTTTAGATTTCCGTTTGAAAATATTCCTTCTAAATTTCATAGAGATATAATTAGAGGATTTTTAGATGGAGACGGATGTGTGCAGAAGTATTTTATTAGTTTTGTATTTAATTCTATTACATTTCTTAATCAGATTGTTGATATATTTAAAGATCTTTTTCAAAAAAATCCTTTAATCCCCTCAATGTTATATAATATTGAAACTGTAGATGGAAAAACTACTAAATACTGAAGACTACGTATTGCTACTGGACATGGAAGAAGAGCTCTAATTAAAGATTTTTTATATAATGGAGCGACTTACTTTTTAACTAGGAAATTTGCTAAGTTTTAATACCGTGCTAATCTTATAGATTGCGAAAGGCTATAAGACAGTGTAACGCATAGTGAGTGAATAAATATAATCTCACCACGAGTTCTCAATATCCTATTATAGGATAAAAATATATGCTGACCTATAAGGAATGTCAAAATACTTATAGAACTATAGGATAAAAAGCCTATAGGATAACAATGTGGATATTCACGGAAATCTAGATTATCTTAAATACTTTATTAAAACAGGAGTTGGATTTAAAAATAAAATATCTAACTCCTGTATTATTTTATGTGGAGATGTAGGATTAGGATTTACTCCAAAGTTAGAAGAACAGAAGTTAAGCGAGCTCAAAAAAATTTGCGAGAAGCAAAACTGTGTGATTTTTTTAATAAGAGGTAATCATAAATTATTTGTGCTTTTGATGAGAAATCATCAAATGAAATTGGGTTAATTGCTGGAAAACCTGAGATGGCAATCAGCAGCGAAGCCTCATTAGAGGAACGTTCAGAGACTATTCCTGAAATGGAAGTAGAATCAAGTGATTCGAAATACCCAACTCTTAACGAGTAATGTCGAAGATGAAGATATAGTCCGTTCTTATACAAATTTGAAGTATAAGCAGTTATTAACGAATTAGAAGTAACGATTCTAATTGAACAGTAAAGGATAATCCTCTTGTGTTTCAGAACTCTAAATATAAATCAGGAAGAGTAATTACTCTATCTGATTATGATATTATAGAATTTAAAAATAAAAGAATTCTAACTATTGGCGGTGGAACCTCAATAGATCGACTTTATCGGAAACAAAATGGCTGGGGTTATTGGGAAGATGAAAAAATTGCCTATTTAGATGATTTTTCACAATTCCAAAATATACAGATAATTTGTAGTCATTGTGCTCCTACTTGTGCTTATCCTTATGGATTCGATAATCCTATAGTTAAGCAATTTTGTAAAGATGATCTAACTCTAATGGATGAATTGATCTATGAAAGAGATTATTTACAACGTCTTTATAACGAACTTTCTAAAACAAATACCATAGAAGATTGGTATTATGGTCACTATCATCAAAACATGTTCCAAACTATTAATAATACAAGATTTCATTTGTTAGGAATAAACAATATAGTTCAATATGTTAACTCTGAAATGTAAATTAGTTGCTGTACAAGATGGTACATATACTAATTATGTATTTGAAGATGTTGATAAAGAACTAAACAGCGAATTAAAGTATATTGCTTGTACTAAACCACCTAATTGAAACTATTCTACTGAACTTAAAATAGGAGATATAGGATATTTAACATGTAAATTTGTGGAAGCAGGTGTAACTCAATGGTATAATCAAGAGCAAAAAGATTTTTGCGTCTATAATTATACTAATTGTTATTTCATAAATTTTATTAAGGTACAAGAAAATATAAGTAATAAAGAATTTAATTTTTAAATATATGAGTACAGAATTTGGAAGTATATTGCAACAAGCAATTGAAAATAAGAATAACGATATTAATTCGTTTACATGGCGTTTTCAGAACGGGAAAGACGTTAAGTTAATGGACTGTTCAAGAGAAGAGTTGAAGAAGTTCTGAAAGCATAGTAATGAGATGTTATACAACACTAATCGTTACAATCCAGGAAAAATAACAATTAGAGAAAACATAAATCGGATTTATAATGATTGTAATGCTGAATTGTTTGTACGTTATTTGTTGACTGAATGTGAAGTTGATACACTAAAAACACGTAAAGATATTCTTGATTATATAAATCAATGTAAAACAGCAGATAATCTTTCTTTATCTGATTCAATTGCAACAATGTTTACAGGACTTCCAGCAATTTATGAAAAGATTACACTTGCTAAATTAATGGACGCTTGTTTTGATAAGTTAGAAATTATTAATAAGAAAATGATTTCTGACAAATTTATCTTAGCACAAGGTATCTGATTGACTGATGCTGAAAAGGAAGAATTAACGGAATACGATAGCAATAACAAGATGCGTAATCGTATGGATGTAATTAAAGAACGTCTACTTATTAATCCTGAAATTAAATTGAGAATTTGTCCTACAGGACTCTCTTACTCGGAATTTAGAGCGTTGTGTCAAATGCCTAATTTACCAAAAATTGTTGATCTTCCGTCGGTTACACTCAAAACTTTACGTGATAAAGTACTGCTATTGTTAAATAATGATCTAGATTATCATATTCATAAATGGGAAACCATTAAAGATAATATTCAGCGTGTAGCAGAATATAAAAACTGGAGTTTAGATAATAACTAATTGGATTCTGGAAAATTCCAAATTAGTTACTAAAATTTTTAATTAGGTTTAATTATAAATATTTACTAATTTTGCTAAAACTAGACTCACAGTTACTAGAAGAACTGTGTTTAATTAATAGTCCTTCTGGTTTTGAATTTCCAATGATAACATATATTATAAACTATTGTTATCGTATAGAAGGAATAACATATGAAATAGATAAAGTAGGAAATCTGTTTATTACTAAGAATACCACATCTCCAAAAACATATCCATGTTTAGTATCACATATGGATGAATTTCATCGTCTTAGCACCCCTCGAAAAATTATGTTTAAAGATAATTTAATTTGGGCTGTTACAAAAGATACTGAAAAAACTTGTGGATTAGGTGCGGATGATAAATTTGGAATTTGTATTATTCTACAGTTATTAAAAGTATTACCTGATGTTAAAGTATGTTTTACTGTACAGGAGGAATCTGGAGGTGAAGGTGCTATAGAAGCGCAACAAAATTCAGAGTTTTTTAATAATATTAGATTTATTATTGAACCTGATAGACGTGGTAATTCAGATATAATTGTAGAAACAAATAGTTTAAAAATAACTTCTAACGAGTTTCTTGAAGATATTTCAGATTTACTACAAACATATAAATATAAACCCGCAGTTGGAACGTTTACAGATGTTGGCATATTAAAAGAAACTATTAATGTTTCTGCAATTAATTTATCTTGTGGATATTATAAAGAACATACTACAAGAGAATATGGACGTTTAAATGAATTAGCAAAATGTCTAAATCTTATTTACAGTATTGTAAATAAAGCTACAAAAACATATGTACATAGTTCTCCAAATAAATTATACCATTCGTGATATTATAATGTTTATGAAGACGACAGTATTTATAATTTAAATAATTATTCAACAATTTCATACGAGGAAGCGTCTCATATTTGTCATAACTGTACACAGTACGACTGCAATAATTGTAAAATTTGAGAAATTGCTCGATAGAACAACTCGACAAAAAGAAAGCATCAAACGATGATTAGATAATAACGGTAAGGGGATATTAGAATGTACTACGGGGTATGGTAAGACATTTTTGTCTATAATGTTAATTCAATCGATGTTAAAATCTAATCCTAATACTCAAGTTCTTATAAGTGTTCCTACAGAAATACTAAAAGAACAATGAGATAGACAGCTTATTAAATATCATTTATTTAATAGTTGTAAGGTTGAAATTATTAATACAATTATTAAAAAAAGATATTTTGTAGATTTACTAATTATTGATGAAATCCATACTGCCTGTAGTCCAACTTTTATTCAGATATTTAGCACTGTAAAATATAAATATATATTAGGTCTAACAGGAACTCTTGAACGATTAGACGGTAGACATAAACTATTAGAAAAATATTGTCCTGTTGTTGATAGAGTCACTGTAGAAGAAGCTATTGAAAATAATTGATTATCTGATTATCGAGAGTATAAAATATTACTCAAAGTTGATTTAAGTGAGTATTGAGAGTTAAATAAAAAGTTTAACTCGTATTTTTCTTTTTTTAACTATGAGTTTGACACCGCAATGGGATGTGTAACAAATATTATTAAACGCCGTGCATATGCTAAACATATGGGAGTTTCATACGATCAAATAACAGCAATAGCTATGGATTGGTTGAGGTGTTTAAAGAAACGGAAAGACTTTGTGATGAAACATCCAAAAAAATTAGAAATAGCACATAAAATATTAGAGCATAGACAGGACTGTAAATGTATTACTTTTTCTGCAACTATTGCTGAAGCTGAGAAAATAAAATATGGGTATACATTACATAGCGGTAAAACAAAGAAGAAAAATAGATTAACTTTAGAAGAGTTTTCAAGTTTACCAGTTGGTGTATTAAATACTAATAAAGCAGCAGATTTAGGACTAGATGTTCCAAACTTAAGTGTAGCAATTATACTTAGTGGAACTAGCGCATCTATCCAAAAAAATCAACGTTTAGGCAGAATACTAAGAAAAGAAGGCGATAAAGTTTCAGAAGTATTTAGTCTAATTATAGCTGGAACAATGGAAGAAAATTGGTATTCAAACTCTTCAACTCATTCTTATATAACTATTACTGAAGATCAACTAGATGCAGTTTTAAATAGACAGCAAATTGAAACTAGACAAAGAGATACAATTAAAAGTATTGAATATAGATTTTAACAATTCCACAAACTAAACATCTAATAAACTAGAGCTAAAAGTTTGAAGTTAATTTTTGATTAACAAAATTAATTTTAGTGGAATTAAATACAATTATAAATATTCTAATTGAATATAATATTACTGCTGATGAGTTACTATTAATTTATTTAACTTTCTTAGCTCAAGATGAAGAAGGCCATCCAGAATACCTTTCTAAATGATTAAATAACGGAGGACAAAAATATCTGAAACCTTTATTTAATTCTTTAAAAGAAAAAGGAATTATAAAGAAAAACTATAATCCTGATAAATATATTCCTAATGATATAGAATTTAATCAGAATTTTATTAAAAGCTATATTAAACGTTCTGGAGAATTAGGTAAAGAATTGTTTGATAACTATGAACCTTTTTGTACTGTAAATGGAAAAGTATATAGTTTAAGAAACATTTCTAAAAAGTTTTACTCTTTAGATGAATTTTATTTTTATTATTCTAAAACAATTGGACATTCAAAAGAAAAACATAAAGAAATTATGGATTTATTAGAATGAGCAAAATCTAATAAACTTATTAAAAGTGGAATATTAGAATTTGTTGCAAGTTGTAAATGGAATGATTTAAAATTAATGAAAGAAAAGGGAATTACTCCTGAAACAGTTTCTTCATTTGATGTATATGAAAGTATGTAATTCATGAGCGATATTGGAATTCTTTGAAAACTAATTGAGGACGGACGTAAGGGAAAAAACATTGGTACATCAACTGGTCTTTCAAAATTAGATAAACTAATAGGAGGAATTCAAGATAGTCGCTATTATTTAATATCTTCTCAAAGTAGTGGAGGTAAGAAAGATTAATTTTTAAAATTAATATCTTTGGTATTATTAGAGGAAATTTTTATTTTTGCAAAAAGTAAAAAAAATTTCCTATGGATAAAAATAAAATTTTATTATTGTTACAATCTGGATTAAATTCTCAAGAAATTTCTGAGAAATTAAATTTAGACAAATTAGAAATAGATTTATTTATTATTAGAAATTATTGTTCAGCTAAAACAAGGAGGCATAAACTAGAATTATTTGAAGAGATAATTAAAGAATTACACGAAAATCCAAATATATCATATATTACTCTTTCAAATAAATATCCAATTTCTGCAAAAATGATTTCACATCATTTAACTAAATCTGGAGTTTATTTTTATAGAAAGTCAGCTCATGTTCAACATAAATTTAATGAGGCTTTAGTAAAACAAATGTATCAAGAATTACTAGCTGGAAATTCTTTAGCAAAAGTCGGTAAAGCAAGAAATGTTAGTTGGGAAGTTGTAGTTAAACTCTTTAAAAAATACAATTTGCAATATCCTATTCCAAATTGTGACTCAGACTTTTTTGATAAAATTGATACTGAAGAAAAAGCATATTGATTAGGGTTTTTATATGCAGATGGAAATATATCTCAGACAGATAATAAAGTATCATGTGATTTAAAGATCATAGATGTACAACATTTATTAAAATTAAAACAAAGTCTTAAATCAACTACTAATGTTTGTTGTGATATAAAATTATTAAATCGATGCCGATTTTCTATTCGTAATGCTCAACTTCATGATAGTTTAATTAAACAAGGTTGTGTTCCTAATAAATCGCTTATTCTAACATTTCCAGATATAAATGTTGTTTCGGAAGATTTAGTTAGACATTTCATTAGAGGTTATTTTGATGGAGACGGATGCCTTTCTTTTAATAAAAATAAATATTGTACACCTAATATATCAATATTAGGAACAAAACAATTTCTTGAAAAACTTGAAACAATATCTAATTTTAAATGAAGATGAGTTCACGATTCGCGTCACAATAGTAATATATATTCTATTTGCGCTGATAAAAATCATGGAATTGATTTTTTAAACTGAATATATTCGGATTGTACAATATACTTAGAAAGAAAATATCAAAGATATTTAATTTTTAAAAATAATCATTTTGCCGTCTATAAAAGTGATTTTATAGATAATGATCGGGCAATATCGGCGAA